CAATGAGAAAGCGATTGATGCGACGTCCAATGCGTTATCAACCCTCAACAGCACCGTGACCCAGCAGGGAAAAGACATTACGTCGAACTCCAACAGCATCACTTCGCTGTCAAACCAGATGGTTCACGGCCGCCAGAACATGTGGGTGCGTAGCGTATACAACGTACAACTGACGAACAATACCACTGAGCCGACCTTTAGCGATATCAACGGTAAGGCGCCAATCTCGATCGATGAGGTTCCTGACGCGGCAAAACTGGACTTTGCGAGCGCCGGCAGTTACGTGATCGCGCATTACAAAGCCTTCGTGAAGGTTAATGCTGATACCACCATCACTATGGCACCAGGGTCCCGTGTTTTTGATGATACGGGCGCCGTATACGTGAACGGTGTTAGGGCTGCTTTTGGTAATTCGAGCTGGAATACGGTTAGCTTTGATCTGAAAGCTGGCTGGAGCACGATTGAGTTCCTGGTGAACCAATGGACTGGTCAGGCTTACATTAACCTCGGCTTTAAACTGTCCGAGAAGGTAGCCCAACTGAATTCTGCTCTTGGGATGAACGCGCTTTCGAATGCCATTAGCGCCGTCACCTCAAACGTCAGCACCGTAGGTGATCGCGTCACGAGTACCTCACAGAGCGTTACTGACCTGCGAAATAGCCTCGAACAGACCAACGCTAATCTGGCGAATAAGGCAGATGCACAGGCGCTGTCTACGCTGCAAAATACGGTCTCCAAGCAGGGGGATACGATTTCCAGCCAGGGTAACAGCATCACGAACCTGAATAACACCCTGACCGCTGCCAGAAACGCCGGTGACAACCTGATCCCGAACTACGATTTCCTGCAGGGTGCAACTGCGTGGGATATCCAGTATCCGGCGGGCGTTACTTTCGGCAACTTTGGTGATGGTAAGGCTGGGGTTAAGCTGAACCGGACGACCACTACCAGCCCAGGCATCTTCTCCAACAACAACAAGCCGCTGCCGCTTAATGGTCAGCGCAAATATCGTGTTGTGGTCAAAGCCAAGGGCGTGTCCGGGGCGATGAACATGTTGATCCGGCGCCAGAATAAAATCGGCCAGACCGACAGCAATTATGAAGATAAAAACGTCACACTAACCAGTGAGTGGCAGACCATTACCTGGGAGACTGGACTTACTGCCTCTAACGCTGATGGCCAGAACTTTAAGCTTTACGCGCACCCGGCTAATGCCGAAATCTGGGTTGATACCTTTAAGGTCTTTGATATCACGGATGAGGTGAAGATCAAGGCTAATAGCGATGCGCTGTCTACGTTGTCGAGCACGGTGACGCAGCAGGGTGACAAGATCACCAGTCAGGGCAACAGCATCACTAAGTTGACCAATGACCTCGAAGCCGCTGACGCAAACATCGCGAAAAAGGCCGATCAGTCGGCAGTCACTACGCTGACAGGTCGGGTAGAGAAGACGGAGTCCGGTCTGACGGCGGCGAACAGCAACATTACGTCGCTCAGCAGTTCTCTGAACCAGCAATCCAAACGCGGCGCTAATCTGCTTCCTGATGGCACTTTTGAAAGCTACGCGGTTGGCCACAATCTATCAAATAATCGCGTTATCGTGACCACTGATGACTCGCATGGCGGTAGTAAGTGCATCCGTGTGACGCGTCCGAATGATTACAACGCTAACGCAACTGATAACAGCGATAATCACATTTTCAGCGGTTTCCAGGTACGCGATAACGCAGTCTTCTATATGGAATGCTGGGTTAAGCTGGATGCCAAGAGTACCGCTATGGCCGAGAATGCGCAGATCTCCATTGGCTTGTCGCTCCAGTATCAGGACAATTCCTGGCAGTGGCCAGCAGTAACCAAAGCGGCGAAAGAGCTGTCTACAGCTCAATGGACGAAGGTTTCTGGTTACCTGAAATCAACGAAGAGCGGTATTAAGCAGGCAATGGTGAGGATTTCTATTCCTAACGTTAGCAGCGTTAAGGCGGGTAACTCATTCCTCATTGATGACCTGGTCATTACCGAAGTGACTGATGCCTACAACGCGCAAAGTACAGCAGATGCTAACGCCAATGCGATTTCGACACTGGACTCGACCGTCTCCCAACAGGGTGACCAGATCACCAGTCAGGGTAACAGCATCACCAAACTGACAAATGACCTGGCAACGACCAATAACAACGTCAGTAAAAAAGCGGATCAGAGCGCTTTAAGCGTGTTGTCCGGGCGCGTCGATCAAACAGAATCGGGCTTATCCTCTGCGAATAGCAGTATCACTGCGCTTAATTCATCTGTACGCGCAGGGAATGCGACAAGTGGCGATTTGATTAGCAACCCGACATTTGACCCAGAGTTTAGTCAGATGGGCTTCACTGTGGTTTCCAGCTCGTCTGAGGGCGTGCCAGCCAATTGCCCATACGCTTATGTTGCACGCATTGCGGCTCGCGACCATCACCCCAATTTTGCTGCTATTCCGGCGACATTGGGGGATGTCTATGAAATGTCTGCTCTCGTCGCGTGTGGTGCCGGCTCCGCTGATTTCAACCTGTATCTCGGAACCGCAACAAGGCCAAGCGGCAGCGTGGGCGCGCCTCTGTCATCCGGCGGCAACCGCAAGGCGTCGGCCACATGGCAGCGAGTAACCTGGCGATTCAAAATTACTCAGGGGATTGTCGATCGCGGCTTCTTCCGTCCATTCCTGCAAATTAACCAGTCCAGCCCATTCGGCACCGTCTGGTATGTGACTGACTGGCATCTGCGGAACGTAACCGACTCCTCCAAAGTCCAGGATTCCCTCGATGCTACGGCGAAAGCGGTTGATTCGCTGACCTCTACGGTAAATCAGCAGGGGGAGAACATCTCCAGCATTGGTACACGTACTACCAATCTTGAGAATAATTTGAGAACAACAAATGCAAACGTTGCTCAAAAAGCGGACGCCAATGCTCTGACGGCACTGACCAACCGTGTTACCCAGACCGAAAAAGACATTAACTCAACGAGTTCTTCTGTCACGAATCTGAACAATAAGGTTGATGCGATTTCTGTCGGCGGTACAAACCTGATCAAGAACTCCGGCGATATGACCGGCTGGTCGAACGTTGTCAGCGATACGTATCGTGGTAATGCGGTAATTGGCGCAACTGTAAAAGCCGGCTCCGGTTACAAGGATCTGCGGGAAATCACGCTTGAGTCGCCGGTCGATGCAGGTGAGTACGTTTACAGCTTCTATGCGAAAGGCGGCGTTACTGGCCAGACGATGACGGCGTTCTTCTACAATCCGAACACCACAACGTCTATCGAGACCAACCAGGGTGCGAAAGGTAGCAACAGTGATGGCCGTGCGCAGTTCACGCTGACCACTTCATGGGCCCGCTATTGGGTTAAGTGGAAGCAGACACCTACTACGGGCACTAAGCGCCTGATTCTGTGTCGTATCGAGAGCAATACCTCCAAAGACCAGACGGTGTACATCAACAGTCCGAAGTTTGAGGTAGGTAACGTTGTTTCCGACTGGAACGAGTCTCCGTCTGATAGCGCCAGTGCGTCGGCTGTGGATTCGCTGACAACGAAAGTGAATCAGCAAGGCACTTCCATTAGCTCTATCGGAAATCGCACCACATCGTTGGAAAACGGGCTATCGACAGCTCAGAACAACATTGCCAAGAAGGCTGATGCTTCTGCATTGCAGGATCTCCGGAACACGGTGACATCTCAGGGGGGCGATTTAACCGCGGCGAACAGTAGCATTACCAGCCTGCAGGCCTCGATGAACCGTCGCACTGTGTTTACTGTCACTGCACGGGGGAATGGCAACAGCGTAACTCCTGGGGTTTTTGATGAAAGCGGCAAAAACCTGTTTACCCCTGGTCGCAGCTGGGCGCTGGTCACTTTTGCAAAACACAGCGACGGATCAACGGTGATTGCGACATCCAAAACATACGATGTCTTTGGCAGCGCGAATAATGGCGCCACGATGTCGGCTGATATCGAGGCACTGGCCAGTGGGACTTACGTTTGTGTCCTGACATTCGATGAGCCAACTGGCAACCGAGGTAAAGTATTGTCTGCCCTGGAATCTCTTGGTGGCACATCCGAAGTCGTCAACTCTCTACCGTATCGTGGTGCCTACATTCTCCTTGGCCGCAAAGGCATGAAGCCTGGCGATGGTCTGGAACTGCGTGCGCCAACCGGTGGCGACGGCACCGCCCACATCTCGACCTCAGTCGAGTTTGTGAACGGGGTAATGATGGGACTGGGCGCCGCCGGCGGTGTGATGATGAAGGCTGATGCGAACGCGTCGGCAATTACCACGCTCCAGAACACAGTGAAGACCCAGGGGGATAATATTGACTCCCTGAGCTCCTCGACAACGGCACTGGAAAACAGCCTTGCGTCCAGTAACGCCAGCGTGGATGCAGCAAGCCAGATCCCCGGGAACCTGATCGTAAACCCGTCTTTTGAGCGTGGTACGGAGGGCTATACAGGCTGGAGCGGGATTGCCACGGTGGTAACGCTGCAGGTTCCACATCTTGGCACCAAAGCCGCCAAACTGGCGGCGGGTGGTTCTGCAGGCGTTGGCCAGAAGATCTCCTTCAAGAAAGATCGGTCGTACAAAATTGGAATTTGGGCAAAGCAGGACCCTAATACCACCATTCAGTCGACCGACAACACAAAATTCCGTGTGGCGGACGGTACAGGCCTGATCGCAAGTAAGGCTTATGGCCCGTTCACTTCGAACTGGCAGGAGGTGTCATGGACATGGAAGGCGACAAAGGATGTCATTGCTGACGTTCAGTTCACTGCTTTCTTGTCCGCAGGCGCGATGTACTTTGATGATTTTTATGTCGTCGATGTGACCGACTCTGTTGAAACTCAGGCGAACTCGAGCGCGATCACTAAACTCGATAGTCGTGTGACCAAAACAGAGAATGATATCACCAGCCAGGGCAGCCAAGTTACGCAACTTAAGAATGACCTTGCGACCACAAACACAAATGTTTCGAAGAAAGCTGATGCGGCTGCGTTAACGGGATTAACGAATCGCGTCACGCAGAACGAGAAAGAAATTGAAACCCAGAGCAGCCAGACAACTTCGCTCAAAAACTCTTTGAGCACTGTTCAGGCAATGGGTAGTAACCCGTGGTTTGATGGTTCTCTGGAGACGTACTCCGAAAACCAGCAGATCAGCGGCTCGCGTGCGGTCGTCGTCAGCTCTCAGAAACGAAGCGGAACGAAGTCGTTGCGTGTTTCCCGCGGCGCCGGTGAGGGCGGAAACAGCGATAAATCCATTGGTAAGTGGATTGCTCTGCGAGAAAATGCGGTATTCCGCATTGAACTCTGGGCGATGATGCCGGCAGATCAGTCGCCATCATCCGGGTGGTCAACAATCGTTGGTTTGCAGACCCAAAACGCTGCCAACAATAACAACTGGCCGTCGGCGATCACCATCACTGAAGGTTCGTTGGGGGGCAGAGGGACCTGGAAGAAATTCACCGGCACGCTCCGTGTAGCGACTGGTCACACTCGCGGCGTGTTCTGGATTTCTACCCGCGGCACAACTGGCACTGGTACACCGGGGTATGATCTGTATATCGATGACGTTGTTGTCACCGATATCACCGACGCAAAAGAGGCTCAAGATTCGGCTAATGCGAACGCATCCGCGCTCACCAGCCTTACCTCACGTGTTACCAATGTAGAAGGGCAGGTGACATCCCAGGCGTCTCAGCTGTCCTCTTTGACGTCCCAGGTGAATGATGCGTCTTCGAAGGTTGATCAGATGGCGCAGACCATCACCAACAACGAGAAAACGCAGTCGTCGCTGAATACCAGCTTGCAGTCGCAAATTGATGCGCAGGCATCGGCAAACATCAAGAACCAGACGGAGTTGAATAACGCCACCACTTCGCTGGCGGCAATTAAGTCAACTCAGCAGACCCAGGCCACAACGATAAGCGCACTGTCTCAGCAGCAGACGAATTTGACAGCTCAGGTAGGAGGCCAGTCAGCCGAGCTTCAGGAGCTGAAGAAAACGGTTGTCGAAAACGGCAACGTTAACAGTACCTGGATGGTCAAAATGGAAACCAACAGCAATGGTAAAAAATATGCTGCTGGTATTGCTTTAGGTATCGATGGCAAAAATTTGCAGAGCCAGTTTCTGGTTCAGGCTGATCGCTTCGGCTTAATCAACACCTCTAACGGGAATACGACCACACCGTTTGTTGTTGAAAATGGCGTTGCGTACATGAATGCTGCGGTGATCAAGGATGGCTCGATCACCAATGCGAAAATTGGCAGTGAGATTAGGTCTGACAACTTCGTAGATGGGTCTCGAGGCTGGCGCGTCGGGAAGGATGGTTCTTCTCAGTTCCACAACGTCATTGTTCGAGGACATGTTGAAGCAGAAAGCGGTTCTTTCAAAGGCACCATTGACGCTACTGACGGGGTTTTCAGAGGAACCGTGCAGGCAAGCCGATTTGTTGGTGATATTTGCTCAGCTGGAGTATTCAAACAAGGCGTAAGGCCAGACATTACCCATTATGACTCTGGTTCAGTCGGCGGAACAAAAACATACGTTGTATCAGGCACAGTGGCATGCGATGTGAATTTCGTTGGAAGGATCATGGTCTGGATTAAGGGGGTTAAAGTTTCCGAGTTTAGCGTTGGCGCGGCCGCATCTAACGCGACTACACGTTATATCCCAGCTGTAGGTTCACTGTCCGGCGTAACTGACCAAAATGTCAGGTGCGAAATTACGGTGGAGGGGAGCGGAATTTATAACTATGTCGGCGGCTTTGCCCTCATGACCAGGTCGAGCGGTTCCTGGGCGTAAATATTTGGAGGCGGCCTTTCACCGAGCGTAATAACGGAGTGATTGGAGGCGCATCATCAGATTAACATGGCGCCCCGAAAGGGGCGCTCTCTATACCGAATTAACTCAAGGAAGAGTAAATTATGGCAATGTATGAAGTAGGCACCATAACAGGTGCAGCAAATCAGGCAAAGGTCACAGGCATTTCTACCAAATGGTCTGAAACTGCTCTTGGTATTCAAGAGGGTTCAATTTTAGTCATTTATCGCAATGGAAGTGCTGATCTGTATGCCATCAAATCAGTAAATAATGACACTCAACTGACCCTGACGAGAAACATAACAACTGCTTTTTCTGGTGCGAAATATGGAATTATTACGGCAGAAACTGCCAGCACATCGTCTTTTGCGAATCAGCTTGCCAGCGCATTTACTCTTTGGCGTAACGTTGTCCAAGGATGGTCTACAGCCCTGACCGGAAGCGGCGACATTACGATGACAGACCCTATAACAGGTACGTCTGTGACTGTTCCTGCTGTATCTGGGATGGCGAAAGCATCTGACCTCGCGGAACTCAGGAACTCACTGAAAGATTCAGCGAAGACGAGCGCAGCAAATACGTTCACACAGACGCAGATATTCAGTAAGGGGGTTACTTTCAGTGCCACTATAACGGCTGCAGGGCAAATTCTCAGGAAGAATAGCAATACACAGTTCACTGCCATCGACGCCGGCAACCTTGAAATTAGCAGCGACACTACGCCGTATATTGATTTTCACCACAAAGGTAGCTCTGCAGATTATACGCATCGAATTATCACCGAAGACGGGGCTTTAGCGGTTTATCCGGGGCTGCGAGTCCGTGGCGGTCTCGGGGTTTATGGCATTGCTACGCAGTACGGCGATCTGTACGGGCAAGCCTTCATTGCCAGATTAAACACTGACCCTGGAAACATAGCAAATGGCACCGTGTTACAAGCGCCACGTTTTACGTCAAGATTTAATACGCGCGGTAGTGATGGCAACGTTGATGGCGGACAGGCGGCTATGTGGTTCGAAGAGCAGGTAGGGACTAACCACAGACTAATTCTTTCTGTTGGTGGATTTTCGCAACCAATACAGTATTGGCAATTCCTGGCCGACGGCAATATCTACGGAAGCCAGCGCGGTAGCGTGCAGTTTCTGGGGACGTCTGACGCTCGCCTGAAGCACGATATCACGCCTACTGATGGACAGCAGTCAGTAGACCGCATAAAGGCGCTGGAGCTGGTGACGTTCGTCTATAACGACGACGAACAGAACCGCGTCCGCCGGGGGATCATCGCGCAGCAGGCCGAGGAAGTAGACGAGCAATACGTGAAACATGTTAATATTTCGTACCTGGATGGTAATAAGCAGGTTAACAGTGAGCGCCTTCAGCTCGACAACAACGTGATAATGATGGACACGCTGGCGGCGGTGAAGGTACTGATTAAGCGAGTTGAAGCGCTGGAGAATAAAATTAACTCATCAGAAGGGAGCGACGCCATAAATACAAACCAGAATTCCTTCGATACAGGCGTGGCCATGAGTAGTGAGCAATTAAATTAATCCAATTTGTATGTAAGTACTTACCTACAATTAGTTTCTAATTTATGATATAAATCTGCCATCCGATTTGACTTATTCATGGAGGAAGACATGTCAAACGAGATGGCAGGCGTGACGCCAGAGCAGGTGGAGCGCATTGCCGCAATTGTTGCGCGAGAAGTCGTAGGAAAATTAAGTAAGGAGCTTCGCGATGATATTGGCCAGGAGGTCAACGATCAGCTGCGAACCTACTTTGGTGATATGACTCCGGCGCAACATAGCATTCAGCATTCCAATCTGGACAAACTTCTTAATCGGCTCGACACGATTTCAAGCGGGTTCTTTGGGGGCATTATTTCCAAGATTACCTCGTTCCTGATCACCGTGCTGCTTTTGGGTTTGGCCGCTTATGGAGTGAAAAATGGACTGCAATAACAGGAGAACAAGGATGAGTACTCCAAGAGGCATTCGTAACAATAACCCTGGTAACCTGGATAAGGGGTCGCCGTGGCAAGGGTTAGTAAACAATCCGGCGGAACCGCGGTTCTGCACTTTTAAAGACCCCGTATGGGGGATTCGAGCACTGACAGTAACGCTCATCACCTACCATGATAAGCGCCGCGCAAAAGACGGTTCCAGCATCGATACGATCCGCGAAGTCATCGAGCGTTGGGCGCCGTCGCATGAAAACAACACGGCCGCCTATATCAATGAGGTATCTAAAGCCGTAGGCGTGACGCCGGACATGATCATCGATCTGCATGATTACAATACTATGCGGCCGCTGGTGGAGGCGATTATTCGTCATGAGAACGGTCGTGGCCCGTTGAAAACACTCAATAGCTGGTATTCGGCCGAAGTTATTGACGAAGGTATGCGTCGCGCCGGCGTCGTTAAACCGGTAACTTCAGTGAAAGCCGTACCCGTCACGAAAGAAACAGCCGGCGCAACGGTGACTGCAGGTATCGGTATTGCGCAGCTGGCGGACGTAATGCCGCAGATCTCCGTTGCGATGGATAAGGCCCAGGGACATATCACCAGCGGGGATACCGTTCGCATTATCTTCGGTATTGCGACCATTGTTGTCGCCGGCTTTATTGCCTGGTCGCAAGTTCGTAAGCATCAGGCAGGAGTGGTGTAACCATGAACGGCAGCCTGCTTTCAAAGGTCAAATCGACCATCATGACTTTGGCTGCCGTCTTCTTTGTGCTCGTTGGGGCGTACACCTGGGGTGGACGCGCTGCCCGGCGGGCCATAGAAGAAAAGGCGCAGAGAGAAAACAACAAACGGCTTCAAGGCACAGTGGATGTGAAAAATGAGACGATTAATGAAGTCAGGACTAAGGATGCTTCTGCCGTTCATCGCGAGCTTCGCGATAAGTGGATGCGTGATTAAACCCCAGACCGTGGGCGTACAATTCTGCGATGGGGCAAACCCTATCTACATCAGCAAGGACGACGCCCTGACAGAAGAAACTGAGAGAGAAATCCTGATTCACAACACGCTGGGTGAAAGAATTTGTGATTGGGGGCGGTAGCATTTTATGCCCCGCCGCTTAGGATACGCTGCGTTACACTACCTAAACTATGGCGTATCCTCTTTTCTTCACATCTGTCGTCAGAGCTTGATATTCACGGCATCTAACTGTGCTTCATTCAACCTCATGTTGAATGATCCTGCTTAATGATGTAGATTTGATATGACTACAGTCATAACGTGTAGTCACATTCAAGCTACGCATACTCGTAGCCTCTAAACCCCACAGGGGGTCGCCGCACTGACATTAGGTTGTTAACGGCTAAGGTGGAAACATGCACAACGCACTGAACGCTTCTCGTTCTATACAGACAATCCGTGATTGTACGAGTGTTATTGAGACTCACGTGCTTGCTAAGCACAAGATTGAAGTCCGTAAACTCAACAATGACGCGGTTGAGCTCAAAGACACACGCTTCATCGTTACCTTTAAGGACGACGTTGAGATGGCGCGTGCCAGCGTAAAACCGTTAGCGGAAGCTATCTTCCTGAACGGCCGTGTTCGTTTTGTCGTAAAACCTGATAAGCAGTACCCGGAACTGTTGCGCGATTTAAAAGAATTTTCTGAGGTCATCGAACATTCTATTCGCCGCTTTGTATTAGGACATGGTAGCATTGACAGTCATGTAAAGGCTGATAGATCTGCTACCAAATGGCTCCTACACTAGATAGCGCATACTCAAAAGACCTAAGCGAGTTTCCTCACCCTGGGGAGACTCGCGTTGCTCGTTTCGGCTTTCTTATCAACGAAGCCTCTCTCTATAAAATCTCCGAAATCCAAATCATCGACCCAGAAGACGACATTTGCCTTTATGTCTCTATGGAGCGAGTAGGTGCGTATGACCAGAGTCAGCTGAGCGAGTTTATCCTAGATCGAGCCGATGAAGGTGCTACTGAAGAAGAAATCATCAAAGAGTTGCTCCGCTCAGGGCTTTTGGACGATAGCAAAAATTCGATCGCAGGCAGAATAGCTCTGCGTGAATATAGCTTTGTTGAAAATGACACTGAAGTTGAAAGTTATCAGGTAGCTGGAGTTGAAACTGTCAGAGCGCTTCGTCAGCGAGGACTGTGCCACAGTACCTATCTTTTCCTTCTTCATTGGTACGAGCATTTGGTTTGCGATGACAACCAAACCATTCCCGGCGCCAAGATCTGGGCTGGCCCTCTGATGCGTACCGGCGATGTCCGTATTTACAACGCCAAAACAGAAAAGTTCGAGGACGTGCTGGGTGAATATGGTATGGGTAAGAACACTGGTTTTTTACCATGGAACCGTGGCCTACTGCTCGACCCCGAACTGAGCTCATGGTTGCCCAATAAAGTGCAGATCAATGTACAAAAGTTCATTGTTCTAATCATCTCGCGCTCTTCAAGAACACCAGTCGGCTGGTTCGAACAGTAAATCGACAGGCGGCTTTGTGCCGCCTCCTCGCCACAGCTTTTCACTCTCTCCATTTTTTATTTATCTGTATCTACATAACCTACCATTTCACCTTTACACCGCAGCCGTAGGCATTTAGGCTATATCGCATATAAGAAAACAAGTTGTTTCATACGACGATAAATCACACGTAGGGATATCACGAATGACTCAGATCATTGTGGTGGGCGGCACCAAGGGTGGCCCAGGCAAATCGACTGTTGCACAGCAAATTGCAGCCTGTCTGAAAATCAAAAAGAAAAAGAAAGTACAGATCACTGATATCGACATCCAGCGCACCACGACAGGATGGTGTGAAGACCGCCGGCACAATGAAGAACTGGAGCTGATCCCGTTCGCCTATGTCCAGGATGACATCATCAAACACATCACTTCGCTTCGCGGCCGTTTCGATTACGTCGTCGTTGACGCTGGTGGTTTCGACTCCGAAATTCAGCGCCAGGCTATGCTGATGGCCAACGTGATCCTTATCCCGCTTCGCCCGAAACGCCGCGATCTGAAATCCTTGCGTGACATCGACCCCATCGTCGACAGCGTTAGCAGCGTGAATGACCAAATCAAAATCCGTGCTGTAATGAACCAGTGCCCGTCTCTGCCTTCCCAAGCTGCGCGCATTATCGCTGCAAAAGAAATTGTCGAAACCTTTGGCATTGAGGCGGTACCGGTGAATCTTTACAACCGCAACGTCTATGACGATGCCGAAGAGGCGGGTCGTTCCATATTTGAGATGACCGGAGCCGAACGCGACAAAAAGGCTGAGGCCGAGATTGAAGCATTAGTAGAATACGTAATGACCTTGGAGGGTGAATAATGTCCATGAAAATGGGTGATCTGGCAAAACGTCCGGCTGCAGAAGCTGCTGCGCCAAAAAGCAGCACCCCGATGCGCCAGCCTGTCCGTCCACAAGGCCGTCCAACACGTGGCAAAGAGAAAATCAAAAGCCGCACGATGTCTCTTGAAGACGAGTATTTCGAATTACTGGAGATGATGAAGTTCATCCCTCGCTTCGAGAAGTTCACCCGTTCTGATGTGATACGTGCAGCCATTTTCCATCTGGCAGAGAAGTCCCCGCAAGAGATTGAGGACATCGTCAAGATGAACGAGGCGATCACTGCTGCCGATGTGACGATGCGTACTGACGAAATAAAGCGCGAGTTGATGAAGAAAGGCTAATATCGCTATGAAAAGCGAGCATCGGTGGTTTGTGCTCGCTTAATTTTATACTTCATTTTTTTCAAAAGCAGATATTACCCCCGCAAGTATATTGAACTCAATGTTTGTAATATCCTTCATGTCGTAGTCCATCGAATCTAAGTCCCAAGTTCCCTTTTTGAAATTGCACTTTTGAATTTTTATATTATTTTCCAATATGGCATTTCTTAAATTTTCATTCTCTGTAACGGTAAATTCATACTCCTCATTATTAATGCCGATATAAATCTCTTTAATGCTATTAATCCCTGGAGCCTTGTATAAATAGAACTTCTCTTCTTCATTCTCTATGGGGAGCAGTTTTTTACTTTCTATTACAACTCTAACTTCTTTCTCATATTTCCAGTGCAGGCTTTTTCGTAACAATATTTTTTTGATTATCTCTTTGTTTTTAAAATCTTTTTCTGAAACAATGATTCTTGCTTTCTCTCTCTCCTCTCGGTAGTCGATATTTCCCTCATTAGCTGTTATTAAACAAAGAGAGTCATCGTTAAAACCTGCTAAATCTGCATCTATGCCTACTACGTAACCTCTATGATGTTGTGCGTAGTGAGACCACATTAAAACTTCTAATGGCGATTCGGATAAACATAGACTGGCAAGTTCAGAGTTTATTTTTGAGCGCAAGGTCAAATGCATTAACGAGTCTACATCCTCTGATGCCAACGATACCCCATATGTTTCGAAAGGGTCATTGAAATGACCAACTGGCGTAAATTTAAAGCTGATTGCGTCATGATCAAAAAATAGTTTTAGACTTTCTTCTGGTATGTATTTATATAATAGCATCATGGCGCCTTATGTTGAGGTTTAGATACAGTTAACACTTTTTGCATTATAGCATTTCTTAGAAACTAATTGGTTATAAGTTCAGAACCTGCTTTCGTATATAAAACTAAGTAACTTATTATTTATACGTAAGTAGGTATTTTGCATTCTTCCCAGACACATTCCCTTCTGCTTCTACTTCCAAAAACAGTCTCCAGTCGCTATGATCTGTTAAATAGTAAGTAAGTAGTTACCTATCGGTGAGAGCATGAGCCAGATCTTTTTTGACACCATAAACAACGGCCAGTACGACTTTATGACAGAGTGGGACGCGGCTGCCATGGACAAGTGGGTTGCGGAAAACATCGGTCTTTCACGATGCCAGGGGGAGGCTGAGCTCTTTGATACAAAGTGGTTTGACTATCGCGACATGCACCCGCTGATGGCAACCTGCCTGTTCACCGAAGCCTATAAGCGCGCATACTCACAGATCATGCTGTCTCATGGCCGCGAGCATTTCGAGACGGCGCCATTCAGCACTGGTCTGAAACGCCTGCCTTACCAAGAGCTTTCGGCGGTGAACAAAACGTCTCTCTGGAAAGCTCGCCAGTTTGCAGATCGGTATTGCTGTTCTTATGACTATTTTATATCAACTGTTCTTTCTGCAGCTGCGCGCCGGCTCTGGGATAAATTACCTCGTCCTCAGCATCTCTGGCAGCCAGAACTGATTGAGATCTTCGAAAGCAAACTCGCCAATCGTGCGGGAACGCGTCTGGATGACTCTGTAGTGAGTTTTAAGCACTTAGGAGACATGCAGCATGACCCAATTCAGGAACGTTACTTTGAATGGGTTCTGGAGCGTTTGAAGCACATCACCCGTGATAAGCGTATCCGCACCATCTTCTCTGCTGTCTGGTTGATGGAGCTGGTGCCTGAGCGCGTTATCTATGCCCATTACCCGGAAGAACTGGAAGAAGCACGGCGACTGTGTTGATCGCCTGTTCCATATTTTTACGATTAGAAAACAACTTGTTTAAGCACCAAAGGATAACAAACACATGACCGAACTTTGCCACACGGGACGAGGGTTGTCTGAAGAGTTCGACGATGACTTCCAGAATCGTCTGGCGGCGTATTTTTGCCGCGATCATGAGTTTCTGACTCGTGCCGGCGATCTGGTTGCCCCCAACCAATTCTCCAATGCGGCGAACGCCATACTGGTGAACATGGTATCGGGCTATTTCAGAATGTATAAGAGCGCGCCTTCATCGGCGGCCATCCTAGATATGTTGAAGCGTGCTAAACGCGATAAGACGATCAGAGAAGAGATGTTCCCGGACGTTGTGGCGGCGTTTAAGCGGGTGCTCTCGGAAAAACTCTCTGATACGGCTTACATGGTCGACCAGGTCGCGACGTTCGCTAAAAGTGTAGCGTTCGACGATGCGTTGATTAAAGCGGCCGAGATGAAGGAGAAGGGCGACTTCCAGGGAGCGATGGCCATCATGGCCAAAGTGCAGCAGATCGGTTCTAACGAAGCGACGGGCATTTATGACTATTTCGCCTCTGCAGCGGAACGTTACAAGGCTCGTGAATATGAGGCCTCAGATGATTACGTGCCGAACAGCATCACCACTGGCCTGCCGCTGCTGGATCGTATGCTCTATCAAAAAGGGTGGGCGAAACGTGAGATGGTGCTCTTCATGGGTTTTGCGAAATCAGGTAAATCGACAGCGATGGGGGAGTTCTCCATTAACGCAACGCTGGCCGGCTACAACGTTTTGTATCTTTCTCTCGAAGTGCATACCTCGATTCTCTCCGATCGCTTCGATGCGCGGCTGTCTGAAACGGAGATGTCAAAGCTGGTAGAGCAGCGTGACGACGTTCACCGGAAACTCGCGGAGCTTGGCGCGACGAAAGGGGTGGGGAATCTCTGGGTGGTTGAGCGCCCGTCAGGAAGCATGTCGCCTGCAGATTTGGATCGTATGCTCAATAGCATGAAAGCGAATGGCATGATCCCGGATATGGTGGTGGTCGACTATGCGGACTTGATGCGAGCCAGTTACGACCTCCGTGACGACCGGGCGAACATCCGCTCTATCTACACCGATCTGCGTGCTCTCTACGATAAGCACAACGTTGCAGGAATCACGGCATCCCAGACCAACCGTGAAGGTGGTTCATCCGAAGTGGCCACCATGATGCACGCCGCGGACAATATCGAAAAAGTCCGTATTGCCGACTTAGTCATCACTATCAACAAGACTGAGGAGGAAGAAGCCAAAGGCGAAGCACGTCTCTATTTTGCTGGTTCTCGTAACCAGAAGGGCGGGGTGAGTATTCGCGTTAAGCAGAACCTCGAACAGATGCGCTTCATCGAGCGGATCATGGAAGTTCTTTAAAAAATAGGCGTGGGGCAAAGACGGATAACAGCCCCACGCCCTTCCAAATTACCTTTTGTTTAATCACAAAAGGAAAAACACATGAGCCTCTATGGTATTCAAAAACCGAGGCTTATCAAGATATTGCCTTTTAAAAACTGCGGTGAATGACAATGAGTGACCTCAAAGAGTTACTGTCCGAGCTGGATTTCGAACAATGGCTGGATATGGAAGGCATCATCTATCGTCGCGGCGGTGTAAGCGCCCGCGGCCGCGAAGTGAATATCAAAGAATGTCCGGTATGTGGAAGCACAAACTGGAAGGTCTATTTCAACCTGACCAACAACGTCGGGAAATGCTTCGCCGGCGATCACCCAGAAGAAATTCAATTTAATAAGCTGGTTTTCCTCAAACACTACAGCGGTAAGTCTCGTCGTGCCTTTGAGGAGTACGTACATAACGCACTCCTGTCTCAAGGTTGGGCGCCAAAAAAAGAAGAGGTTGTGCTGGCCAGTGCTGTGGAACTTGAAGGCCCGGTGGCTTTACCGCGGCATTATGAACTGCCAATTGACGGTCGGCTGCCGGACTATCTTGTTGAGCGGAACATTACCCCGGAGCTGGCCAAATATTTTGACCTGCGTTACTGCGTCGAGGGAAAACATGCTTATGTCGACCCATATACCGATCAGGTTAAAGGGCAGGCATTCGATATGCGCATCCTGATACCGATTTACGATCTGAATGGGGTGATGAAGACATTCCAGGGGCGTGACGTCACCGGCGCAGCAGAACGCCGATATCTCTTTCCAATGCAGCTGCCGGCATCCGGGAGGTTTCTCTATAACGGACATAACGCAGTTGGAAAGCAAACAGTCGTCGTCTGTGAGGGGGCTTTCGATGTCATGGGGGTTAAGCGCGCCATATTCGACGAAGAGACGCTCCGGGACTACGTAGAGCCCATTGGCACGTTCGGGATGCATCTGTCCGGAAACACGACTGTAGACGCAGAAGACCAACTGGGCGCATTTCTGTCGTTAAAGGCTGATGGTCTGCGAAACGTCATCATGATGTGGGATAGCGAGAAGCAAGCGATCCGCAACACAATGGCGGCCGCCAGACGATTAACCAGTATAGGGTTAAATGTAAAAATATCCTGTCTTGGAGAAGAAGGGCTAGATCCCGGGGAAGCAACCCAGGAACAAATTCTCAAAGCCTACTATCGCGCAAAACCCTACTCTAAGCAGCTGGAGCTGCAGAGCAAGGTTCTCGGTATAAAAGTGTTTAATTCGTGAGGTGTTTGGTTGGCTGCCAAAAGAGGGCAGCCAACATGGTTATTTAGAATCTTTGGACAATACTTTCCCAGCTAACTCTGCAATAGATGATGCGCCATCCAGTAAAGACGGTATGTTTTCAGAAGTAACCTGTATTGGGCTGAAAATTAACTTCTCAAACAGCGACCATGATTCCTTTTCAGCACCGGAGTTATTTTTGGTCTCCACGTAGTCATGTATAAACTCACATAGACTTAGTCGCTGTTCTATTTGAAGTATCTGAGCCTTGATGGCCTTGCCCTCAATATAATATAGACGCATAAAATAAAAAAATAACAATTCTAATGATAATATCGGCAGGAAATAGAATAATGCATTTAAATTAAATTCCACGGGGAAGAAATTATAGATATGATTCAATAAAGCAAATAAAGGCGTGGCAATCAACCATGAAGAAAAAATAATTACACTTCTGTGATTTGTGACATATTCTGCTTTTTTGGTTTTCAAAAGATTTGAGAAAGCTTTGCTCAGCAGAACGAAGTTATATTCACTTTTATACTGTTTGAGTTTTTCATCATATTCTTGAAGAGACTTTATGGACGAATCGGCATTGTTAACGAGAGTCTCAATTTTTTCTTTTAACTGTTCTGCCTCATTTTGCGCCGTGCTGATACCATTTTTTATTTGCTTCGAAATTTCTTCCTCAAAGCCACCTACATTAGTTGCAATGTTTTTAAAAAGAGAAAATTTATCTGACCGCAATAAGTGTTTAACCAATGCTGCAGGCATTGTTTGTTCTATCCAGGTGAACGAAATTGGAATGTTATCCTTTGGGGACAGTCTATCTAATCTTTCTAAAATGGAAAAATCTAAAAAAAGTGGTTGTCTTGTGTCGCTCACTGTCCAAAAATTGTATTCATATATTAATCTGAGTATTTTAAATAAAAAGAAATGTTTATCACTTTTTAATTCTGATAAGCTAGGGAGATTACCACCCTCTATCTTTTCTTGATTAAATGGTGTGTGTTCGTTGAGTAAATCTCTATGCTTAAAATACAAGTCTATAAAATAGCGCCATGACAGTGAAATAATTACATCAGACAAAATTGAATCGTCGGCAGCAAACGGATTATTAGATAAATCATTTGACAAGGGGAAAGTACTAGTTATATGACTCGTGATGGAATTAACTTCATGTTCATAAGACTCATCAAAAAATTTCATAAAATCCCCTATTAAACAATACGTGTTATTATTTGTTTTCTGCAAAGTTAGATTCTTTGCTGAAAAGGAAATTGCATAACCTTTGTTTTTTGCTTCAATATATTAACAGAGTACGAACAGCTTTAGTAAGGTTAAGTCTTCATAGTTGCTACGTTCCGAGTCAAACGCTCTTGGGGCCTATGCATTGTTGTGTTGGTCTGTTGCCATCGTATACCTCTCCGCCTCTCTTTGATAAGTAGCTACTTACATATTTTAATGTAATAATTTGCTCTCTGGTTGTGGAGGACATCACATGAAAGAAGATATCGAACAGGCAGTTTTAGAGATGATCAAGAAGTCAGGCGTAGAGCTTGGCGAGGGAGAACTGGAGAGCATCATCGATGCCTCATTCAACACGGCATCAGAGCATATATCGAATGCGCTATCCTGCATTCCTCTCAAAGAAGGGGCGACACATACGTCGGTGTTAGTGTGGTACGCAAAGACGCCTGAAATGCCCGGTACTGTTCAAAAGCGTGTAGCTCTGGTTGCGTTCATCGTCCCGTCGCTTGAGACCGGCATTGGGCCAGTTGCGCGTTTTGGCGCCTGGTATGACGACAAAATCATCTTCTCAAACTGCTACCAGATGGAAAGCAGAGAAACGCTTGAGAAGAGCGTGGACGTGACTCTAAGAGCCGTAGAAAGCAAATGCGAGACAGTAGGAGAGGCTTTCGTCAGCGTCATGACTTCTCCCGATGTTGAAAGGCGCCATGTAGATCTGGTAGCACCACCAGGCTTGTTGGAAATGATTGTCTCCGGAGATTACAACAAGGCTATAGCGCGTGTTCGTGAGCTGGACTATGGGCGTATCTGCGACTTGTGTCGTAGTGATCTGGACTTAATCAACGTGATCGTTGAGGCTGGCCGCGTCTGTGATGGGGTGTTGGCACAATACGCAAGTAAGATCAGTCGTTTGGCCAATGAAATGCCTATGCTGATTCAGGAAGCCAAATCCCACGCCGTTCATGCCGCAAACGACCTGCTAACCCCATATCGATACGAAGCCGCAAGTGACAAGATGACCGGCTGGGCCACCTGGTAAGCCGTGACTATGTACTGTGTCCCCGTACAGAGTTATTTAAACTGATTAGTAAGTAAGTACAAGATTATCGTTTAGAGAAATGGCTACCAAAACTGACTTATCAAAAATCCCTTCGATCTCTGGACTCAACGGCTACTCGCTGCGTTGCCCGGAAGTGAAGCTTAACGGACATGACTCGTACTGCAGCTACACCGTCTGTCAGCACACGATCCTTGCCTTCAAAGAGAAGCGACTGCCGGCGTCATCGTTCACCTCCTGTGCGAACGCCATTTCGGCCGGAAAATGCCAGGCGCTGAAAATGATGGTTGAGGAAATCCGGCAAGGTGAGTCGCTGTATTTCGTCGATATGCCGGCGCTCATTGAAGAGGTGGAGGAAAGAAACCGAACAGCGAGAACCCTGCAGCCGAAGAGAGGCAGTGCATCTATCTACAGTGGAATTAAAGGGAAGCGCCAATCTTCGACCGTTGCTGAAACTGGCAGACTGCCCGATGCCAGCGAGATTTATTCAGAACTTATCAAAGAAACCTTAAAGGAGAAGACCGACTAATGGAGAAGCTGATCGCGCTTAAACATAAGCTGGACGCCATTAAAGCAATGGGAACGAACGCCAAGAAAGAGGCGCTGGCCAGTATGAATGACTTCGAACAAAGAATGGTGTCACTCATGCTGAACCCATTTGTTCGTTTCGGGGTGAAGAAATACAAAGTGGCCGATCCACTTAGCAAGTCCGTACCCAGTGATCAGAAGGCGATAGAGCTGCTGGAGCAACTGATTGAAGCAGGAGAATACTCATGATTCCATACATCATATTGACTTTTTCTGGAGGCGTCGCCCTTGGCTTCATCATCTGTCATGACTTGATCAAGCAGGAACTGAAGACCAAAACACTACGTATCGGTAAGAGGGTATATCGCGTCGTTCACGAGACAGGGGTATCAAAATGAGCAATCTAACCTCCTTAGACTGGTGGGTAGGCTTGTACTTTGTGGCCTCTGGTGTCGCAGTAGCTTTCACGGTTGGCCAGTCTCTTGTAAAGCTACTGCTTTTAAGATTCGCCAATCGCAAGCGTATCGATGACACACTTTGGTGCCTTGGTTCTCTGCTTGAACAGCGGTACGGCGAGCTGAAGGAAGATGAAGTCCTTTGCATAAAGGCAAAAAGATTCACGGCCACAATCCAACGGACGCAGGATGATAAGTCAAAGCTGATGAAAAAAGGAGCAAAAGAATGCATGAAAATATAGGTAAGTATTTACTTATTATTTTGATACAACTATGATTGGCTTGTTTTCGTTGAGACGCGACTGTTTGAACGTTTAAAGATAACTGCAAACGACAATCAGTATCTGGCAGTAGCCTAAAAAGCCAAACACCAGCGAGGTCAGTTTCCAGCCTCGTCACCGAAATGGGACACACTAAGCGAGTGTGATTGCAAAACGCAGGTAGGGCATCTGGTTAACCAGTGCCCTTACCGATGAGGTAACAGAATGGGCGGTTGGGTTTTATGTCCAACACATCCCGGCTCCCAAAGGCCCGACCGTCTATCCTGTTACGTCATTTCTGTTACTTATGTCGTTTAGTTTTGGGTTAAAAATGGCGACGTAACCCGGCTGGTTAGGTGAGCCAGCACGCAACGTTGAGACCACTGGTTTTTGCATCACAGAGGCAGAACCGGCAGACATGTAGGGCCAAGTACATTAATCCGTCCCAGTGGTCTCAACGTTGTGGCCACGGATTCATTATCCTTCTGGTTATAGCCATTGTTGTCACTGCCCCGTGGCCACAACGATTAAATGATTCCATACATCCAATTAGATCTGAAAGAAAGCCCTCCTCAACCCTCGGAGAGTATTTGAAGATCTTGGCTTGTAAGCGTTTGGTGAATACGGTGGCAGAAAGCGGTAGGACTGCTGCGAACGACACCGGTGAATCGGCGATGCGGCCCCACAAGTCCGTAAATCGACAGAGGCTGACGGTGTCAACTTTAGATGGTGTAGCTCAGTGGTAGAGCGGTTGACTGTTAATCAACTGGTCGGTGGTTCGAATCCACCCACCATCGCCACAACGGTAAGGGCATTTGGACGACAGCAAGGAAGGCGCGCTCTTTGGCTGTTCGCGACGGATCTTGATTCCCTGAATGCCCTTACCGTTGTGATGAATTTCAGCTCGTTGAAGCAACCAGAAGATAAGCATCTGGCGTCACAACGAACGGAGGATAGAGGGCATGGCGCCCAAGCGGTCTTGAAAACCGTCCCATTGCGAAAGCGATGATGGTTCGATTCCATTATCCTCCGCCAACACAGCGTTGAGCGGTTTGGTTTTGTTTTTCTTATCGAAAAGACTCCGCCTGTCACCATGGCCAGACCGCTCAACGCTGTGATAGACATTACGGCAGACGTTCTTTAACCATAGCTTCTAGCATCTTAGCAACACTTTTTTCAGCGCAAAATCCAAAGGGGCTTCGGCCCCTTTTCTTGCATAAACGCCCTTGTCGTTATGTAACTACTTACTTACTTTTGTGTTAACTTTTAGGTATAGTTCGTCTGGTTACTCACTTGAAAGGACTCAATATGGGAAACAAACGTAAACAGGCGCGACGTGCAGCTCGCCAGGCGCTTAAGTCAAAATCGCGTATCCTCGGCTACGAGATCGACACTATTATCGTAGACGAGCTGGCCTCCGCCGCCCCTGCTCTGCCCCCAAAACCGAAGCGTGATACTTCCCCCATAGAGGCACGCAATGAGGCCCAGGCCCACTATCTTATCTCTCTTGATAGCAAAGCACTGACGTTCGCCACTGGCGAAGCCGGCTGCGGTAAAACCTTCCTGGCGACGGCCGTCGCCGCACAGCGATTACTCGATAAGGAAGTAGAGCGAATTATCGTTACGCGCCCCGTACTGCAGGCAGAGGAGGATTTGGGCTTCCTGCCTGGCGATATGGCTGAGAAGTTCGCTCCGTTCTTTCGTCCCGTCTACGATGTGCTCCAGAAGCGCCTTGGCGCTTCATTTCTCGAATACTGCCTAAAGCCTGAGGTGGCTAAAGTCGAGATCGCACCCTTCGCATATATGCGCGGCCGCACCTTCGAAAACGCTGTGGTGATCCTCGATGAGGCCCAGAACGTGACAGCGTCACAAATGAAGATGTTCCTGACCAGGATGGGTGAGAACGTAACGGTCATCGTGAATGGTGATGTAACCCAATGCGACCTGCCGGGTAATGTTAAATCTGGTCTTGAGGACGCCCTGCAGCGGTTCAAGCCATCTCGCCAGGTAGGGCTCATTGAGTTCACGGCCGAAGATTGCGTGCGCTCAGAGCTGTGTAAAGTGGCGCTTCAAGCCTATCTGTAAGGAAACAAAATGACTGACATGGAAATCGAAAAAGAAATCGTGGCCAAGGGAAAAACGGCCGCGCGAGTAACCCCAGAACGTATCCAAAGCGTTATCCGCGCCGAACATTATTTTACGGCCTTTGATGGCAGATCTGGTGCCCTGGCAAGTGGGACCTATGCCGGCAAAGAGGTGCCAGTTGCTAGCGACGCTGATCTTGAGTCGCTTAAATTACTGACGTTTTGTGTACTGGTGTTGGAGAACGGATTCGTCGTTACCGGTGAATCAGCTTGTGCAAGCCCGGAAAACTTTGATCCGGAGATCGGTCGTAAGATTGCGCGCCAGAACGCAGTCGCTAAAATCTGGCCACTTGAAGGATATCTCTTAAAACAAAGATTTAACGAGGCAAAACAATGAAGTGTGTGATTTATGGCCGAGATAATTGCTCCTTCTGTAAGCGGGCAGTTGAGCTGGCGAAGCAGCTGCAGGGGCATGGATATGGCGAATATCAGTACATCGATATTGTCGCTGCCGGGATCGATAAACAAAAGCTGAGTGACATGGTTGGGAAGCCGGTAGAAACCATTCCCCAGGTGTTTTTGGACGATGTTCCAATCGGCGGTTACACAGAATTTGCTGCTTTCGCAAGCACTCTGTAATACAATACGGCTCCGTTTGGGGCCGTTTTGATTTGTCGCTTTTGATAACAGAGCGTACACTTAGGTACGAGCCATTTAGCTGTAAAGAGGTTTTATGCATTTAGAAAATTGCCTGGAAGATATGAATGTCATTAGCAATGCTCTTGCTACCGTGACTTCTAACGCTTCACGCTTTTCGAATGCAAATAGCACTCCGAAAGCGTTCCCGAAGCGTGTACACACAAAATTTAAGATGCGTCCCCGTATCGGCGGCATCACAAGGTCGACGAGGCCAGGTTTTGCAGATTCTAACGAGTTCAGACTGCCGCAAACAGAAGGAATTCCGGTAGCTGAAAGCGATACCGCAGCTCAGCTTGCGGATATTGAACAAAGGCTCGCAGAGCTGACGGCGAAACACGTTCAGTTGACCCATAACATTTCAGGTTACAGTGCGGAACAGATCCGCGATACTTTCGGTGAAAGCCGTTACGAGGACTTGAAGAACGTTGACCTGTCCATACGCGGTTTAGAAGGCTTCGTTAACAAGTTCATCCGTGACGCCGAACTGCCACATCCGTACCTGAAACGTTTGAGTGATGCTATCACTGAGTACCGTCTGGCGGTTTCTGACCTCCTGATGATTCTAAATCAGTGCTTTAACGAGGTAGAAGTTATCGAATCGCAGACAGGCCTCATTGATGAGGACGTCTTCGCAAACTTCTCCTTCCATTAAGGCTGAACGATGAAAGTCACATGGAACAGTGATAGTTACGCCCAATTTTTGGAGCCGGTCTTCAGAGTAATGCCAGATCTGAAGACCTCCTTACTTGCTGACTTTGTGAGTTTTAAGAACGGCTTTTATCCGGCCGTTTTTGGCAAAGATGGCCCCTATACCGAACCTGGTTCTGTAGTTTCCTCTCGTGTTTACCACGTTCATCTCTTATTCACCAAGCAAGAACGAAATAGTCACCGAAACAGGTTCAACTGTACAAGCGACCGCGCCCTCGTTTATACCCAGCACGCCAAGTTTCAGGACGTGTATAGTCTGCTGGCCATCTTCCCGAAAGAGGCACACAAAACAGCCAGTGATCCAGTCAAAATGAGCGACATCGCCAAATACGCGGCAGCCTTCCAGAAATTAACAAACCCGTAGTTACCTGCAGCTCCATGCCTTTCTCTTTCGTAGCGTGGTTCCATTGCGATAATTTTCATATTTTTTAGGCACTTAATCTAGTCTTTGCGCGTATGCATAAATATACGAGAAATAACGGTACAGAAAGCGGCAGGCAAAATAACCACAAAATAATGAACATGCCATACACACCGCTATTCACGCCAATGTGACGATCCCAAAAGGGTTTGGTCATTATCTTAAGGGCTAGTTTCTCCGAAGTATAATATGAGAATGGGTACAGGACGGCGCTTAAAACAAGATATGTAACCACAAATGGCATATAAGGAACATAGGCAGGAAAAATGAGTCCGTCATTCATATCGCGCACTATAAAATAGATCAGATAGCCATAACCACACCATCCCCATAAGCAGTGCCGTAAATAATATTTTAAGGTCATCATCTATGATTCCTTCATAGCTATACCGTTAAAGCTATCATATCATGAATTGACGAAGTCCCCCTTCGAGACCAGGCGGCATCGAGACAGCCATAGACGCAAACATGACTGAACTGGCACCGGACAACGATGGGACATAACGCATAGACAAGGGTGATGTCGCAAACAAACAAGCGGGAAATGACACTGCCCAGATGAGTAATTTTCAAAAAAAAGGCTTTCTATGATTCCATACTTGGTAGGTATGGAATCATTAGACAAAAGAGGGTATTTTAGGTTGATCTCAATAAAAACAATGCCTAATATACTGTATATAAACACAGTATAAAAAGCGTCATACAGTGGCCAGATTATGAAAAACACGTTTGACAGAGCACGCGCAGCGGAAAACACGTCACAGGAAGCGATCACCTATCTGGATCGAGCATCGCAGATGGATGCCAGGTCGGTCTCGATGCAGGGCGCCGATCTGACTTTCGCCGACGCATTCATGTTATTCACTCGCTTATCATTATTGATAACTCGCCGCCGGCCCGAGATAGCTGTCCATTGTGTTTTGATACATGTTCTCCCGCATATCGCTCAGGAAAAAGTAAGTAACCTGAATAGAATAATGGTGAATCAGCTGGTCAACCCGCTGATCCTAGAAGGGAAGATCGTGATGGGGCGCCGTGTTTTTTCCATCATGAAGCAGTTCCTGGGATGGTGTGCCTTCCAGGGGATTATCGAAACATCGCCCCTGAATGATATATCGCTGAACAAAGTTGCCGGCGGCGCGAAGACGGCCCCGCGGGAACGATGCCTGACGGACGCAGAGGTTTGGGTATTCTGGAATGTCTGGGACTATTTCGACGTATGTCCGGGAACGAAATGGGCGGCAAGGCTTTGCCTCGTAGCTGCCAGGCGTCCAGATGAAGTGCTGCGGGCCAGAGTAAGCGAGTTCGACCTTAAGCTAAATGTATGGAATCAAGGATCTCGCAACAAATCGGCCCGGTCGCACACCCTTCCGATGAGCTCACTGATGCGGAAGTGCGTAGAAGAATTGATTGATTATGGCGCCGGCAGCCAGTGGCTCGTCCCGTCGAACAAAAAGAAAGCTGATACGCCAATGTCAAAGGTGGCAATAGCCCAGGCGTTGAGGCGGATTCTGGAGCGGCCGGAGCTGGGGGATGTGGAGTCGTTTACCCCACGTGATCTGCGTAGAACGGCACGCAGCTACTTTCCTGCCCTTAATATTTCACAGGAAGTATCACGTAAGATCATGAATCATAGTCTGGAAGGTATCGACCGTGTATACGACCGATATGACTACATGGATCAGATGCGAGAAGCCCTTGAGAGCTTCTCATCGTACATCTCGTCGATTGTTGAGCAACCAGATTTAGAAGAAATTGACCACAAAATGAAGGGAGATCGCCTATCCACCGAGCTGATCAGAGTAAACTTCTCATAGCTTTTTAATTGCTTCGACAACCTGCTCAACACCATCAGTTTGAGCCGGAAAGCGGTTGCGGAAAGCTGCGAGAACCTCACGTTCTTCCGGAGTCAGCGGCGCGATGCCCTGGTCTCGTAAAAAATCTGCCAGCTCAGGCTGACGGTCTTCAAGAACCATCATCATGAGACGTACTGGGTCTGCATTCAGTGCTTCTGCCAGTGGTAGCACTTTCTCTACCGGCAGCGGAATTCTTCCCTTTTTTATCAGGGACAAAATGTTGGGATTCTTGTAACCAATCTCACGGGAGATCGCCGACTGACTTTTCGGCGAAACAGTGATTAAAGAATCGATGTAGGCGACGTAACGAGCGGTCTTCTCATCGGCCATTGTCATTGTAGTTACTATCCTCGCGTGATCTTATTGTATGGTAAGTACTTACCGATATTACAGCAACGGTTGTTATTGTAAAGTCTTACATCCGGCTATTTGTAGGCAATTATCGCACATAAATCACGCGAAATAAGGGATAAATTAGTAAAATCCGGTACTTCTGTTGATTTTTTTGATTGTTTTTGTTTAAGACATTACGATACATTTTTATTAACTTTTATATCAATAGGTAGTACCATCACCTCCAAATGAAACCTGTTGATTAGGATGCTATTAATGGAAAAATTGTCATCTAATTTACTTGCTCTGAATGTAGGCAATGTTTTCGCGCTGACACACCTGGAGGCTGCAGAAGTACTATCTGAGTTACCAAATCACCAGGTAAACGTTAGAGCGCGCGACGCTACTGTTTTCCGGTTCTCCCTGGAAAATGGCTCTTTCACGCTGATCAATACTGGCGACCTCTCTTTCGCGGTTCGAATCAACTAAAATTTATAACCCGCCTATAACTCATTGATCCCCTGCGCGAATTGCTTCCTCCCCTGTTCGCGCAGTGTTATTTCTTATATCTGAAAACAATTTGTTTACTCGATAAGGAAAGCACATGGCAACCAAACCCAGCAAAACTGTACTCAAAGAGGTACAGGACTTCCGCGATTCCGTAAAACGCGTCGTTGGTCTTCTTTCGGGCAAGAACATTCCTGTAGCTGAATGCGGAGACACAGCATACGTTCGCTACAATAAAAAGGGTGAACCAGTCATGGTTAACATCCCATCCATACCAGATGACGCGAGCCCTGCGCTTATGAATGCCATACGTGGATTCCTTGATCACGAGGTTGGCCATCTCCTTTTCACAGACGAAAAAGTCGTCAAGAAAATGCGCAACACAAAGGCATTCGGACTCTGGAATGCCCTGGAAGACGTCTACATCGAACGTCGCATGAGTGAAGTGTTCACCGGCAGCCGGCGTAACCTATTGTCCACACGTAACCTAATGATTGATAAATATTTTAATCCCCACATTAAAAAGGCGGTAGCGATGTGCCGCGGGGATCAACGCGAGTTGTTTCTAAAGTTCTTCCTCTGTCCGGTTCTACGGGCGTGGGATGGCCAACCAACTTTTGCTGATTTCATGGAGGAGCACTGGCGCCTCATCGATAAACCTATTGCCGTTCTGAAAGAGTTTGGCGTCGATGAAGCTGTCCGTCGTATGGATAGCACTGAGGATTGCGTCAAGGTTGCAGCAGCAATGGCTAAGATCCTTCGTGAAATGACTGAGATGCCAGAAGGCCCGTTACCTGAACGTGAGTCCTCTTTAACCAAAAAGACCGAACCAGAAGAAGACAGTTCAGATGAGCCGGCTGCAGGAGACGATACTGAGGTTTGTGACGAAGAGGGGCTCGATAGCACTCCTGATGAGTTTAGCTCTGACGATGAAGATGATGAAAAATCAGACAAATCTATAAGTAAGTACATACCTAACAGTGATGAAGTGATAAATGATACAGAAAGTAAACCTGAAGATGGCGATTTAGGCCATGAAAATGTTGACGACTTGCCTGACAGCGAAGAAACGACAGCTGATGATCCTGTTACATCTCTGGGCTCAGATGCAGGGGAAGAAGTGGATGATGAAGGTGATTACAACCCATCCACGAATGATAGCGCTAAGGACAGGCCCGGCAGCTCCTCTGATGACAGCGAAGCTGTCGAGGACGGTGAAGGTGAAGGCAAGGCTGACAAAGACGGTGGCAAGGAGAAGGATGAAGGGGATCGTGACACCTCGGATGAAAGCGATGCCGGCTTTGCCCCACACGCTGACGATATGTCTCTTGATGATGCTCTCAAGGCATTAGAAAACGTCGATGAAGAGATAGGTTCTTCAACCGAAGATGCGCTGGCGTCGGCGATCAAGTCGGAGCTAGCCAGCGCGTCACTATCTGATTACCGGCCATACAATCGCTCCTACGACTTCCTGGGGCCAATTGACGAGGCAGAAGAGCATATTAAGCGCGCCAGAAAAGCTTTTGGCGCAATCCCTATGTATTCGCCCGTAGATCGCTACCGCATTGTTCCAGAGGGCAGAAAACTGTTTGAGATGAAGGTGGAGAAGCATCTGTCTTCCTCGGTGTCATCTACCTTGGCCAAAGACCTGGAGCGCGCGATCGCCAGTCGTAACCGTGTTCAGTTCATCCCTGGCCAGCGTCGTGGACGCGTACATGGGGCGAGTCTTTACCGACTGTCGATGAATGACGATCGGGTATTCCGGAGAAAAGAAGACCACAAGGCCGTGAACGCGTGCGTTCAACAGGTCATCGATTTGTCAGGTTCAATGGGCGGCCGAAAAATCGAGCTCGCGCTGGCATCCGCATACACACTGGCTGACGCCCTAGATCGTATCCACGTGCCGAACGTCATTACCGGCTTCACTACGTATGGCAATCCGGATGTAGCAACTATGTCGAAACGTGGGTTTAGCCGCTTTGAAGCGCTTATGCTGCCGATTATTAAAAACTGGCATGAAAAAGCGAACTCCCCTGAGATACGTGCTCGTATGGGCTGTGTGGCGGAGACATTCCCCCTGCTAAACAACGTGGATGGCGAGAGCATCGCACAGCTGGCTTCTCTGTTCGCAGGGCGCATGGAAGACAAGAAGATCATGATTGTGCAGAGCGACGGCGCCCCATGCGCTGCGGGGGATGGCTTTAGTAACCATCTTCGCTCTGTAACGAATGACATCGAAAACACAAGTGACATCAACCTGTTGGCCATTGGCATTCTTACGGACGCGCCGCGCCGGTATTACAAAAACTATGCGCTAGTGAATAAGGTCGAAGAGTTGGGTACGTCAGTTGTCAGCGAGTTATCTCGTATCATTTTAGAGTAAATCTTACGCCCTATAAAATAAGTAACTAGTTACTATAAAGCCTGATACATTCGTATAGAATAGAGCCCAGAAACGACAACAAGTAAGGAAAAACACATGACCGCGACTGCGCTACCACAAGACGCCCACTCTGATGCCGTCACCTGCAAATGGTGCGGAAAATCCTTCCATCACCTCAAATCCCACATTTCGATGGGACGTTGTGAAGGCATTCCAGAAGAAGCCAAAGGGCTTGGTGTGGATGACGTAGTGAAAATGTACACCACAGCATTCCCTGGGGAACCAACGCTGTCTCCAAAGGCCATTGAAGCGTTAAAGACGAAACGCTCTGAGAAGGCTGGAGCAGACGGCAAAATCGCGGATATCAGTTCCCACCCCGGCTATGCAGGGACAGTCGAATACAAAACTGAGCTTGTCGCCGCTCACGAGCTGCTTGGCCTGACCATCAAGGAACTTGGCACGCCTCGAGGCAAACCCCTTCAGGTGACGGTCAACATCAACACGCCATATCCGGAGTTCGTGCCAGAAGTGAAAGCCGGCTATGTATACGGCGACTTCGATCTGATTAAAGACATCTTCATGATGCTGGAGATCGGCATTCCTGGTTATCTATGGGGTCATGCTGGTACGGGGAAAACCTCCCTGCCAACCCAGCTTTGCGCGCTCCTGAATCGCCCGGTTATCCGCTCACAGCATACGGCATCAACTGAGGAAGCCCATATTACGGGCCAGATTCTGGCGCGAGAAGGCACAACCTACTTTGAACCAGGGCTTCTGTCGCTGGCGATGAAGAACGGTTGGGTGTATCTGGCAGACGAATACGATTTTGCATTCCCGCAGATTCTGGGGATCTACCAGCCAGTTCTGGAAGGCGAACCTCTCGTAATCAAAGAAGCGACACCAGACTGGCGTCGCGTGGCGCCGCATAAGCGCTTCGCCTTCATCGGTACAGGCAACACTAATGGTTCAGGGGATGAAACGGGGCTTTATCAAGGAACGAACATCCAGAACGCGGCTAACTTCTCTCGCTTTGGCATCGTATCTCACGTCAAGTACATGAAGCCTGGTGCTGAGGTAAACATGCTGGTCGAAGCGGGAATCATCCGTGAATACGCCGAAAAAATGGTTAAGTTCGCCAATCTGGTACGAGACGGGTATGAGCAACACCTGATCAGCCAACCAATCGGCCCGCGTGAGCTGCTTCTGTCCGCAAAAATCGGAATGATGCGAGGTGATTTCGCAGCCGGCATCGAGAAGTCATTCATCAATAAACTCCCCTCCACCTCTGCGCAAGCGGCGCGTGAAGTGGTTCAGAAAATCTTCGGTTAATCGTGCGTAAAGGTTGTTTTGGATCTCTTATCGCAGCTTCTGAAACTGGCGCGGCCTGTTTGTCATGCGCTCACAGGCCTGACTGCCACCAGGCAGCCAAAGGAGTTGCGATTTCGATATACGGGAAGTTCGTCGGCTTCCCCAACGACAAAATTAAGAAAAAACAGAAGGTAAAAACACATGAAAGCACTGATGGTCAGGACTGATTTTTCCCTGGGAGAATCAGCACTGAAAGCAGAGCACGCAGTAAAGGTAGCAAAGGAGGCTGGCTATACCGCGGTTATCTCTGCTGACACGATGAATATCGCCAGCGTTATCCCCCTGCAGCGAGCAGCTGGCGATGAGATGGCGGTGATCTGTGGTGTTAAGCTGAATGTTGTCGACGATCCAACATACGAGTACCGGGCTAAACTGGCCAAAGAGTCTAATGGATGTATGGAATCATTGGAGCGTGGACGTAACTACTGCTTCACCGCACTGATTAAAAACGAGCAAGGTTATCGCGACATTTGCGAACTAATGACTTTAGCCAATACACGCGAGCAGTTTTACTTCGTACCACGCCTGGCGCTCGAACAGCTGGCGGCTACTTACGCTAAAGGCAATATACTGTTGCTGACTTCGGATATCGGCAGCGTATTCCAGCGCCCGGACTTCGCTAAAATTATTAGCGCGCTGATTACTGCCGGCGGACGCGAGAATTTCTACAGCGTAGTTTATCCGCACCCTACGCCATTCTATGACCAGATCAACGTGCGAGCCATGAAAGTGGCAAGCGCACTGAAAATCGAGCCCGTTGCGTTTTACCCAGCTTATTACGAAGGGGTTGATGACGCTGACATCAAAGACATCGCCCACATGGTGATGAACAATATCAAAGTCGATCAGCCACACCGGCTGCGTATCCCCCACCAGCGCGACAATGCAATAAATGGTCGCCGTCATCTGCTGCAGGCTCTGAAAGAGTTTTCTGTCCGGATGGGCGTATCTGTATCTGCCGCCATGGCTTCTACAACGCAAGACTCCATCGTTAAGGCGTGCGAATGGCGCTGGCACGAGATGGCGCCGGCGCTGCCAAAAATGGCAGACGATGAGCCTGCAACGTTGATGAAACTGGCTGTCGCAGGGCTTCGAAAACGTCTCAGCAACAAAGAATTTGGCTACACGCCACCAGCTTCCGAGCACCGCGTTTACGTCGATCGCCTCAAGTATGAAATGGAAACGCTCACTCGCCTGGGATTCTGCGGTTATTTCCTGATGGTTCGCGATCTGATGAATCATAGTCGCGAGACAGGTATTCCGGTCGGGCCAGGTCGTGGTTCATCCGCCGGCTCTCTGGTGGCATGGTGCATCGGCATTACCAACGTTGACCCTATCCGTCATGGCCTGCTGTTCGAACGTTTCATTAACCCTGAACGTCTCGACTTGCCGGATGCTGATCTGGACTTTAGCCAGGCGCGGCGCCATGAGGTGATCGAGTATCTGAATGCCCGATATGGCGAAGAGTATGTTGCAGGCATTCCGAACTTCACTTATCTGGGCGCCGCTTCCGCGCTGCGCGACACAGCACGTATTTATGGCGTTGATGCGGCTGATATGGCGGTTTCCAAGGAGCTTAAGACCCTGGAGGATGACAGTCTGTCTCTGTCGGAGTTGCGCGAGCAGCTGGCCAGCCTGGACAAATACGCCACCAAACATCCGGACGCATTTAAGGCGGCGAGCAAGTTGCAAAACCTGATGCGTGGCTTCGGCCGTCATGCTGCAGGGGTGATTGTCGCTGGCGTACCTCTGACGGAACGTACCCCTGTAGAGCGACGTGGAGACGCGCGTTGCATCGCATTCGATAAACGATACTGCGAGGCCATGGGGTTAATCAAACTGGACGTTCTGGGCCTGGCCACTCTCGATCTGCTGGATAGCGCAAAACGTTACATCAAAGAGAGCACCGGCAAGGACATCAACCTCGATGCCATCCCACTGGATGATCGCAAAGTACTTGATGGATTCGCCGCGGGGTATACGCAAGGTGTGTTCCAGCTTGAGTCCGGCCCCATGAGGAAGCTACTCAAAGATCTGGGTGGTGGTATCGAGCCAATGAGCTTCAAAACCATTGTGGCCACAACTGCGCTTTTCAGACCAGGTCCAATTCAGTCAGGCATGTTGGACGACTATGTCTCCGTGGCAAAAGGTTTTATGGCTCCACATTCAATTCATCCGCGTCTTGAGGAAGCAACTAAAGAAACCAACGGCGTTTTACTCTATCAAGAGCAGATCATGAAAAGCTCTCGCGTACTCGCTGGATTCTCTATGGCTGAGGCTGACGCTCTGCGTTCCGCTATCGGTAAAAAGAACATGGATAAGATGAAAGCGATCGGCAGCGATTTTGTAGAACGAGCGCAAGCAGGTTGGGTGACACTGTCACTTGAAAACGGAAGCACAGTAGAAGTCCACAAAAAGGCCAAGCTGATGTGCTCTGACGGCAAACGCAGAACCTATGACGAAGCGATTGGTGATAACGCTGATATTGTTGATTTTGGAGTTTGACGGTGGAAGAAATTTGGAAATCCATTCCTGAGTTTGAAGGTTATTACGAAGCATCCAGTTTAGGTCGCATTCGCTCTTTAGATGTTATACGAACAGCCCCCAATGGGGGCGAATGGGTGAAGAAGGGGCAAATCCTCAAACCTCGCGTAATCAATGATTTTGGACATCTGGGCGTGAAACTAAGCGTCAACGGCGTCAAATGCGACCGCACAGTCCATTATCTGGTAGCAACTGCATTCCACGGAGAACGACCAGAAGGCTTACTTATTCGTCATCTTGACGGAAGACCATCAAACAATGCGCTCTCCAATCTCGCGTATGGCACTCAAGTCGACAACATGGCTGACGCCATTGCACACGATACCGTTGAGTTTGGTGAGAGGCGCTACAACGCCAAGCTAACCAACGAAGTCGTCATTGCTATTCGCATTAAAAAGTCAGAAGGCGCTCTGAACAAAGATCTCGCGGCCGAATATGGTTTAACTGAGCTTTACATTCACCATATCGTCACCGGGAAGAAATGGGCACGAGTTGGTGGGCCGATCGTTGTCTCAAGAGCATCCAAAAAACTGGATGCTGAAGCAAGAGCTGAGGTGGTCGCCTTGCGCAAGGCTGGCGCAACCTATGAAAAGTTGCGAGAAAAATTCGGCATCTCTAACACTCAAATCGCAAATATCTTAAAAAAAGCTAGCGTTTGAAGCTAATGACGGGAAAAACACATGAAAATTGCCAAAGTTATTTCCGAGCAGGAAGGTCTTAGCCCTGAGAAAGCCCAAGAAGTATGGGACGCCTTTGAGAAGTTCGGTGGATATGCCTTCAACAAATCACACTCCGTTGCCTACTCGCTGATCAGCTATCAGTCTATGTGGTTAAAGACACATTACCCTGCTGAGTTCTTCGCTGCTGCTCTCACCATTCTGGGCGAGGATAAGCACCAGGGGCTGGTTAAGGATGCGCTGACCTATGGCATTCGCGTATTGCCACCAGACGTTAACGTGTCATCTAACCGAATTGAGATCCGCACGCTGGAAGACGGCAGCCAGGTTCTGTATGCGCCATTCTCTGCTGTGAAAGGCTGCTCTGAGAATGGTTGCCAGGCCATCATGAGAGCGCGTGAGAAAGTTGGCGGCAAATTCGAGTCGCTGGCGCAATTTGAGGAAGCGGTCGAGAAGCGAGCCTGTAACAGCCGAGTACGTGAGTCTCTGCAAAAGGTTGGGGCATTCGCCTCTATTGAACCTGGCAGTATGCCGGCGACCGATCCGGAACGTCTGCGAGATCAGGCAGAGCTGATGGGCAATCTGGTGATCGATGCGGTGAAAGCTACACGCCCATTTGAAATGAACCCAAAACGCTCTGCAGAGGTCAATGTACTGATGACTCGCATGGCCGCAGAAATGGGTCTGGGCGATGAGTTGATACGACCAAGCATCGGCATTAAGCCAAAAATTATGGTCATACTCGACAATGCCAATGGCAATGATGCACGTACCGGCTACTTCATGGAGAACGGCTACGATGACTTCAAAGCCAAGTTGCTGGTTTCTGGTGACCTGCGTATGGGTGATTTGTATGTCACTGGCGTGTGTAAAAAGGTAAAGGATAAGGAAAAAGACTACACCAAAGATGAGATCGGCCAGTTTATCGACTTTATGCGGGAAGAGATAAATCTGGTTCGTCCAACCTACGTGCTGACGTGCGGCAGCCGGGCGACATCGCTGTTCAATAACAAGAGCAAGCCATCCGATCTTGTTGGGCGCAAAGAATATCTGCCAGACCTGGACGTGACCGTGTTCTATGGATTTAACCCGAATATTTTGTACTTCCGTCCAGAGGAAGGAGAAAAGCTGGAAGCCATTCTGGCAGAGGTAGCGGAGACTATTAACAAATGAATAAAGGAAAACACATGAGCGCAGCGGATAAAATTGCACAAGAGCTCACAGCAATACCACAGGAGTTTCAGGAGAAGGCGATTGAAGCTACTCTGCGATCACAGTTCTGGGAAATCATTGACTGCCCTGTCACGCTCGATCTGGCATTGGCGTTTGCAAAGCAGGATGGCGCCGACCCTATTTGTCGATTACGGAAATGCGCGCGTGCGCTGGCATTAAAAACGCAAGATCCAAAGGCGTGCCAATATCTGCTGGAGATTTATGAATCTGACAAACCAGAAGAAGAGCTGGCTTCATTTAAAGCGTTCCGTGCCCGTCTTGTCCTGAAGGTGGCCAAGGAGTTCATGGAGGTGAGCAAGATAGGCGACGTCAGAAGATACCGGCTTAAGAGGCAGACCAGAGTCACTCTATCAAACATATTCGGTAAAAAAGTAGCATAAAGAATGCTCCGCCATAAGGCGGGGCATTCTTTGGAATCAGTGTAAAATTTACCCCGTTCTAACAGAATTGAGACATAAAGCCACATATTTTCAAGGGATGCTCTTGTTTATTCTCGTGAATTTGGGAACATATTTGTAGCACCAACAATGGTACTTAACTGGACTACACACTCTCATAACGGAGCCTTCGGGTTAGGAATATGATAAAAAAAACGCTAATAACGGGGATGAGTTTCATCATGGTTGGCTGTGCTGGCATGAAGATACCGAATTATGATGAGGTCAAAACAAGCCCGCACTACACTGAATGTCGTGAGTTCGCTGCCGATGTTTACAAGAATAATGGATACAGTAAAGAAGCCAACACGGTGATTTTGAACATGGACGACCGCAAGGCCCAAGCGATTGTTTCAGGATGCGTCGTGACAATGAGCAAGAACAGCATCGAAGAAGCAAAGGCAGACTTAAACAAAAAGGCTGCAGCTTATGGGATGATCAGCGGTGCTTGTTATAACACATCATGTCGAGTCGACACTGAACAGCAGTTAAAGGCTTATACCCTTGGGAGCTATTACGCTTCATCTAAGAAATTTCCTGAGCAGATGAAACCTGAATTTTGAGGAAAAAATAATGCCCCGCACGATTAAAGGCATAGCCATCGTCGCTACCTCACTAATACTTTCCGGATGCGCCTTCCCAGACAAGGATGGCGACTTTGGTGCATATGTACACAACTGTCAACAATACGCCTATGGTAAAGCCTATGCTTTTGAACATAGAGATTTAGCTTATAAGATTTGCAAAGATGCGGCGAAACTCTGGGGCGACGAAGTCCCTGCCTATGTTATTCGGCAAATCAAGCTTCACCCCGAAATCCCAGAAGATGAGATTAAATACGCGGCAATGGCCGGGTCATTGGGAAATAACTAAATTCACAAAATATAACCCGCCAAACGGCGGGTTTTTTGTTTGCACACTCCATTTATAAGCCCCTCCACACCCTCACGACACATGTTCCACCAGCTGATTTCTTCATGGTAATATTGATACAATTTAGTAAGTGGATACTTAACAAAATGAGCACCGAAATTTACGAAAAAATCATGACCGATCTGGAGTTCGATCGCGACAAACTGGAAGAGGTCTGGCGGCAGCAACCGAGGCTGTTGATGGAGTACGGAGCAAGACTAGCGCGCGCAGAACGAGAGGTTGCAGATGCTAAACTCTCCCTCGATGCCATAGAGGCAAAAATCTACGACATTGAACGTAAGAACTTGAGTATGAACGGAATAAAGTTCAATGAATCGGTACTGGAAGCCAAGGTTCGCACAAGCCCACAATACCTTGCGAAGCGCCAAAAACTGGATGACGCGCGTCTGATTGCTGACATCTATAAGCACGCTGTCACTGCCTTCTCTCACCGTAGAGACATGATCGTGCAGGCCTCGAAAATGGCTATCGTAGAGATTGAACGACTGGGCGCCGAACGCTTCACCGCCACCCGATAACTTTTGATAGATAGTAAGTAAGTAGTGATCTATTATTATGTACGCTTTTAAGAGCCACGAACAAGCGAATGCCCCAAGCGCAAAGCGCCCATGGCCATAATCACAACAAGGAGAAATACATGTCTAAGTCATTACTTGATCTGCTTAACAAGACCCGCGGCGATATTGCTTCCAAACGAGGCAACAACGTCGACCTAACCCGTCTGAAAGACGGTAATAACTATCTGCGCATCTTCCCCAACAAGGAGGATCAGAACGGTGTGTTCTTCCAGACTTTCGGTATGCACTACGTTAAGCATCAGAATGAGGAGGGCAAAGAAGTTACCACTGCCTATATCTGCGAACAGCACACCCACAATCGTGCGTGCCAGCTGTGTGAGATGGTGATGGAAGGTCGCGCTCGCTACAAAGGCAACAAGGCAATGGAAGAGCGTATCGGTCAAATGCGCGCTACTCCACGCTACCTGGTCAATGGCGTACTTTCAGCTCGTGAAGACTTTGGCGACGCAGAAAAATGTCAGCTGATTGAGCTCCCGTCCACTGTGTTCGACGATATCTGCAAAGTGATGTCTGAGGATATCGCAGATGATATCGGCAACCCGTTAAGCAAAGAAGAAGGCTATGCGTTCCTGATCAAACGCACCGGCTCCGGTCGCGATACCAAGTACGACGTATCCCCAAAACGTAAAGTCTACAAGGGCGATATCCCTGAAAAACTGTGGTCGACCCAGCATGACCTGATCGCTTACGCCAATCAGGCTGATGAAACTCGTCTGCTGTCCACCGTTCGCACCATGGGGCGTCTCATTGGTATTGCTGCACCTGCCGCCGCCACCGCTGCTATTTCCTCACCAGCTGCTGCCAGCGCAGCTACTCTGCCTGGTTTTGGCACCATCACTGGCCATACGGAAGGTGCAGCTGCTGTTGCCACGACCTCTACCCCGGAACCAGCAAAAACATCTCTGGTAGACGAAGAGATCTTACGTGCCGCAGAGGCAGAGTTCGTACCAGAGCCGGAAGAAGTTAAAGCATCAGCTGCTGCCGCCACTACCACTGCAGCCGCGACCAGCACTTCTAATGACGATGAGGGTCTTGACGATCTGCTGGCGGAATTAGAATCGCTTTAATCACAGGCCATGACTGTTAAGGCGTCTACGGACGCCTTACTTTTTGGAAGGAGTTTTCCGGTGAATTATCTCTTAGTGGATGGTAACAGCCTGGGCTATTACCACCAGCAATCTGACAAATTACATAACGGCGAAATGGAAGTTCAGGCGGTGTTTGGCTTCGTCAAAAACGTTCGTCGCTATGCGTCCATTCTTCACGCACGCCCCATGATCCTGTGGGACGGCTTTAGCGACAAGCGTCGCGACTATTACCCGGAATACAAAGCAAATCGCGATGAAGATCCGGAAATGAAGAAGATGAAAGAAGGCTTTGCAGTCCAGAAGCCTTATATCCTGAAAATGATGGCCGCCCTTGGCGTCAACCAGCTGATCGCCAAAGACGCCGAGGCCGATGACCTGGCGGGGATGCTGGTTGGTCGTCTTGCGCCACAACCAACGGTCGATCATATCTACCTGCTCACCGGCGACGGCGACTGGCTGCAGCTGGTTCGAGAAAAAGTCAGCTGGGTGAGCCTTCGTGAAGACGCCAAACACAAGCAGGTGAACTTTGAGCAGTTCCCTGAGCTGATCGGTCTGCCTACTCCTCGTGCTTTCCTCGAAGCCAAAGCTCTGCAAGGGGATACCTCCGACAACATCAAAGGTGTAGGCGGGATTGGTGACGGTGGCGCCAAGGAGCTGCTGCACGAATGGGGAAGCGTCGCCGCTATGGTGCGCGGCATTAACGACGGCTCGATCGTCATCAATAAAGGCCGATACAAAACGGCATTCAACAAACTGGCCAAAAATGCCTTCAACGAGAAGACCGGCTGCCGGATGCTGGAAGCCTTCAAACGCAACATGACGCTGATGAACCTCATCGATACCAAGTTCCCACCCAGCGAAATTGAAAAGATAAAAGGCGCACGTGATTTGAAAGCCTTCGAACTGCTCTGCCATGAGCTGAACTTCCGGTCATTCCTGGAAGATCTGGATGTGTTCGTTTTGCCTTTTGAGAGGTACTGCTGATGTTGAAATCACTCATCAACGGCAATACGACCACGCCTACGATGCTGGCTAAGGAGATTGTCTTCTTCCATGGAGAACATGCCGTTGTTGCACTACCGCGCATTCTCGGCGCGGCCGGCATGAGCGTGACAGAACGAGAGTACGGGCTGATTAGCGAACAGGTCGTCAAGATCCTCTCCCGCATGGCCAAACACCTCAACCACGACGCAATAAAGTTTGATGAAGCCGCCGCTTCCAAACGCATCAACGAGACAAAAGGAGCCTAAGAATGGCAAAAGGAAAATCAGCACTGGCAATGGCATTAAAAAAGAAAATCGGCAGCAATGACGAGATCCAAAAGGTTTCACACTGGATTGATTCCGGCTTCCCTCCGCTGAATAAAGCCATCTCCGGGCGCTATGACGGCGGTTTCCCAAGCGGACGTATCGTTGAGATCTTTGGGCCGCCAAGTGCGGGGAAATGTGTTACCGCAGACACCATGCTGCTGACGGAGCGTGGAATGGTAACAGTGAAAGAACTGTTTGAGATTGAGGGGCACAAAGCAACATGCACTACTCGCGATGTAGAGCATAACGTTGGACTCATCAATGAAAATGGCGTGATAGAGAAGACCTCACACCTGACATGGAACAACCGTCGCAAATTCAAGCGCATTAAGCTGGCATCAGGGGGTTACATCGAGGCTACGTTCCGTCACCCAATTCGTGTGGTTGACGACTTAGGCAATATCGTCTGGCGGTATGCTGAAAAAATCAGTGTAGGCGACACGATTCCTTCAATGGTTGGCACACATCAATTCGGCGATCAGCACTTGGATGCCAATATCGCAAAACTGATGGGCTATTTAATTGCTGACGGATACGTGGCCTCTGAAAATTCTGTGCATTTTTCTAACACAGATCCATTCATCAAGGATGAGTACTACCGCCTCATTTCGCTGGTATCAGACAAGATGCCAGTTACGAGAAAACATAACGGCTCGGAAGACCATGTGCTGTTTAGCAAAGAGGTGCGTTCGCTGCTTTTTAAAGAATATGGTCTGGAGTATGAGAAAGCTGCTGGCAAGCAGGTTCCGTTGAGTGTGCGTCGCGCCAATAGCGAGGCTCAAATTGCATTCCTTCGCGGCTACTTTGAGCTGGAATGCCACGTCAATGATGGTCGCTGCATTGAGGTTGTGAGCGCGAGTGGGCTGCTGCTACAGCAAATTCGCCTCATGCTCCTGAATCTGGGGATTACGTCAACTATCTCTGAAAAACACGTCGCAGGTTATAAAAACATATATTACCGGCTGTCATTCAGTGGCTCTAACTACGACCTTTTCCTGTCAACGATTGGGTTCGAGTCTCCGGCTCGTTTAGCAGTGGCAACCAAACGGGACATTAGTTTTGACCGCACTTATTTAGGCTACGTTCCGCACATCAGCGGCTTAGTGAAATCACTCTACGAGTCACTCACCAAGACCTCTCGTAAAGACTACGTTCTGGTAGATCACGTTATTGGCCGCGGCGATCGTGTCGGAATAGACAAACTGCGAGAAATCTATGTCTCCTTCATTGGCAGAAAGAATCGTTTTAACGAGCATCTGTTTGCACAACTGGCAGCGGTAATTGACTCTAACTTGTTCTACGACGAAGTCGTGGCTATTGAGGAAGGTGAAGCACCAACGTTCGACGTAGCGATGCCGGAAACACACTCTTTCTGGTCTAACGGGATTATCAGCCACAACACATTCCTGGCGACGGCCGCCATGGTCTCCGCTCAGAAACAGGAGGGTCTGGCTGTATTCCTCGACCACGAAAACAGCTTTGACGTTGGTCTGGCGGTGGCAAACGGGCTGAATGCGGATGAGGATGACGGCCAGTGGGTCTATAAGCAGCCGGACACGTTCGAAGAATCGGTTGAGCTGATCGGCACCATCCTGAAACTGGTGCGGGACGAAGAGCTGATCCCCGCAGACGCCCCTATTTGCATCGTAGCCGACTCCCTTGCGTCAATGGTGCCAAACTCCAAAGCCGAGAAGTTCGACAAAATGGCGGAAGGTACAGCGAAGGATAAAGATCAGCTAAACATGAACGATAATACGGCCCTGGCTCGCGCCACGAGCGCCAACTTTCCAACGCTGGCGCTATGGGCGCGCAAGTACAATGCCTGCATTATTTTCCTTAACCAGGTTCGTACAAAAATCGGCGTGATGTTTGGCGATCCGACCACCTCCCCTGGTGGTGATTCTCCGAAGTTCTACGCCTCAGTACGTATTCGTCTTGGCGCTTCTGTCATGAAGGATGGCAAAGATAAGATCGGTCAGGACGTTGGCGCCGAGTGCATCAAAAACAAAGTGGCACCGCCATTCGGCAAATGCTCATGGAAATTCTACTTCGACCCGACCCGCGGTCTGGACGTTATCGAGTCACTGGTTGAGCACATGCTCGAAGAAGGATACCTGCCAAAAAATGCCAGCGGCCGCGTAGAGATTGGCGACAAGAAATACACCAAATCGCAGATCGTCGATATGTATCGTGATAAGCCCCTTCCGGAGATCATTGCGGCGCTACAGACCATCGACGAACGTCGAGCTAAAGACCTGTCTTCTGGCTCTACAGAAACCATCGAGTAACGTTAAGGCGTCCAATGGACGCCTTTTTTGATACTTGAAAATATATAAGTACTTACTTATCATTTGAGAAAGCAAAACAACGTAAGGACACACATGATTAAAGGTTATCTGATGGCGGTTTTGACTGTGTTATCAGTCGCTTTTGTTTACGGACTGCTGGTCCCTTCGCTTGTTTCGGCTAAAAGCGATGTGGCTCTGTTAATCGGCCTTTTTATGGCTTTTGGGTTCCCAGTTATAGGTCTCATCGCAGGACGCCGGTATATCAACTCACTCAAAAAATCTCAGGAGAATAAGTAATGAAGAAAGGCATATTGGCGATAGTACTGGCTGCGATTTGTACGATGGTCCTTAGTGGTTGTGATCGTGTAGAGCCAGGTTACGTTGGCATTAAGGTCAACAAACTAGGCGAAGACAAGGGAATTGGGGAGGTTGTTGGCGTGGGTCGTCAGTGGACGGGCATCAATACCGAGCTCTACGTATTCCCGACATTTAAGCAGATGAAAACATACGATGAACCTTTCACTTTTCAAATGAGTGACGGTACTGCAATTGGTCACAAAATCGGTGTTGCGTACTTGGTCAATCGCGACAAGGTCACCACGGTTTTCCAAACTTATCGGAAAGGTGTTGATGATATTACCGACACTGATCTTCGCCAGAAGATTGCCGACTCTTTAAACAGACTTGCTAGTCGCATGACCACGGATGCCTTCATTGACGGTGGAAAAGCAGCACTGCTCGACAATGCACTCAAAGATATTCAGAAAGAAATGACCCCGGTAGGTATAGAAGTCTTGAGTTTGTCGTGGGTAGGGAAACCTGACTACCCAGACACTGTCATTGAATCCATCAATGCCAAGGTTACCGCGAACCAGAAAACTCTCCAGCGCCAGCAGGAGGTCGAGCAACGTAAAGCTGAAGCAAACATGCTACGCGAACAAGCGGAAGGGGAAGCTGATGCTATTCGTAAACGTGCTCAAGCAGAAGCTGATGCGATCAAATTGCGCGGTGAAGCGCTACGCCAGAACCCTAACGTCATGGAACTTGAAGCTATCAATAAGTGGAATGGTCAGTTGCCTCAATACATGACACAGGGCGCAAACACTCCTTTCATTACTATTAAATAACCCTCAACAAAGTTACGGCGTCCATTGGACGCCGTTTTTTTATGAGTATTATCACCAATAAGAAAACAACTTGGTTACTAATATGGAATTAATCCCGATCCCAAAGTCAAATGTGACAGTGCCACGTAGTTACCGGGTAGCCATCATGGACGCCTGGTGGCTGGTGAAAGATGGACACGTATTCAAAACGAAGCACCCCGGAAATTACATGTTCAACCCAGACAAACGAGTGGTTGAGCGTGTCTTTGCCAAGGAGCTGCAAAACGGTTACAGCGTTGAACAGCTTCCCCTAGCGTTTATCGAGTACAGAGGATGATATGAGCAATCGTAGAATTGAAAATCCGATAACTAGTACAAACAAACATGGCGAAACCATCCAGTCGCACCCGGCATTCGGTCTTGTCAAAACCAGCCGGGTACATACAACCGGCATTCGTCTATTCGATTCGGAGCTGAAACATCACGAATACATTGAGATCGGTGTATACGAAGCAGAAATGACGATGGATCGCGAGCATCCGACCCCTAGAAGAAGCACCTATAAGCGCAGACCGATCGTAGAAATTCGACTCAGTCAGGCCCAGTGGGCAGCAATGGTCAGCAGCTTCGGTGTTGGCGATGGAGTGCCTTGCACAATTTCTTACCGCAGTTCAGGTGATGCAGAACGTCTCCCTGATATTGCAGAACAGAAGAGCATTCGTGACAAGTTCGAGTCTCAAATTGAGGCGACGGCATCGAAAGAAATTGAACGAATCATGGACGAAGTTGCTCGTTTAGGAGAACTGGTTAAGAAGGGCAGAGCTGGGAAGCGTGATCTGGAGGATGTGTATGCATCTTTGCGCGCAGCTACGGCCAATTTGCCATCTAATCTTTCTTTCTCCACCAGGCTGATGCAGGAGTCGATGGATAAAATCGTATCGTCAGGCAAGGCGGAAATTGAGGCATATGTTTCTGGCGCCGCTATGCGAGCTGGGATGTCCGACGTTATCGAAGGGCCAGACGACCTACAGATTGACATTAAAAGTTTGCTGGAGAAGGGAGAATCAAAGTGAAGAGGCTCTGGGATGCGGCCAATGCCGCGCTCGATGTTATCGACGCAGAAATCGCCCAAGGCTTACCTGAGCCTGAATGGGCCGCTCAGCTGCGCGAGGTCATTGCTCTAATAGATGAGCCATCACCTGAACAGGACGATTGCTCCCCTTCTCTCGATCATAATAATAAGTAAGTACATACACCAAAAAGGAGAAACACATGAGAATATTAGTTTGGATATCTGCCAGTACTGAAATTGATGCTTAGCCACTGCTTATGGTGAATGGCTCTGGGCTCGCCATCTTTAGCGAGCCCTGGCCTTAGCGCTCTTCCGTAGTCATTTACAGCTCAAAATATATAAGTTAGTATTTACCTATTATGAAGATATACATAGATATCCTGTTACTCATCTTTTCAATACTGTTTATGTTGGACTGCCTGATGATCGGGACACTCAAGAAAGCTCTGTCTCCTGTCAACGGAACCACTGTGAACATGCTCGCACTGGTGCTGGTCGTCACCTCTACAGCACAGGTCTACACAGGGATAGTGGTATGAGAAAAATAACGCTTCTGCTGGCCGCCCTCTCCTTTTCTCTGCTGGCGGATACCCGGATTTACCAATGCGATATGACCGTATCGCAGGTGAAAAATGATCAAATCAGCAGACCTACTAAAGCTGACTTCGGCGCGCTGGTCGTTGATAGCGGAGATCAGTTCTATGTCGTCCGCGGCGATGATGTTCTCTCATCTCCATATCTGGCTAAACGCAACGGTAAATTGGTTGGCGTTGGCGAGGACGAGCTTATCTACAACAAATCCCACGACGTCTACGGCGTTCATAGCAAAAACCAAAGTTTCTTTTTCGACGGATGTAAGGAGGTTGGTTAATGGCTCTCACAATGACTGGTCTTGAGATTGAGAAAACAAGCGGCTACTGGAGAGCGAAAGGCTTCCGAAAACCGGACATGCTGGAGCGTCTGGAACGCGAAGACGGTTACATCATCCACCAGCGTCGGGAGTGGCGCATGTTTGATCCTGAAACGGGGAAACTTACATCGAAAGCACAAACGCTTTGGGGTTTGCTCAAGCAGATCCACTAACCGATGTTTCTGTAGAGCGTTATGAGTGTGGTGGAATAACAATTATTAGTAACCACTAACCTAGCATTCATGCGGGTTAGCAGGTTAGTGACCACTGGGGAAGCCATATTGTTATCTACACGGGCCTGGCGCAAATCAATGGCTGCGTCGCCCGTTTTCAGGATATCTAATTCAGTGCTGAATTACCGCTCACAGCATACGTTGCCAGTGAATTACCGCTGGCAGCATACCTTGTACCGCTCACAGCATACGTTTTACCGCTGACAGCATATCTTTCACCGCTGACAGCATACATTTATAGGGCAGCAGTTGCTCTTAGACGTTAGCCATGTCGATTTATAAAGACCGCAGATAGTGGAAATGTACCGCTGACAGCATACGTTTTACCGCTGACAGCATACATTGAGACAAAAGAACCGCTGACAGCATATGTTGAACCGCTGACAGCGTATCAAAGCAATTTGAGGCTATTGGTAAGTATCTCGATCAGCTTGATATTCTCTGGCGTCAGGTTCTGCGACAGCTCAGAAATTTTGTTTTTGAGGTTCTGTTTCGCATCAATTTCACCCTTCGCTTCTTCTGCCTGCTTAGGCGACTCTGGCTTCTCAGGTTTGCTCGATGTTACTTTCAGTTTTGGGTTACGACTGTGGATCTGGATGTAGACAGAACGGCCACGCTTAACCTCGCTATATTCGAGATAGCCCAGCTCTTGCAGTGACTTCAATCCGTTCCTGATAGTCTGGTTTTGCGAACTGACGTTGCGCGTGCTCAGATTGAGCCTGGCGCGCAGCCGGGCAAGAGATACCGGTGCCGGCTTAGGAGGAAGACTTTCGATGAAAGTATACAGCGCCTGGGCCGTCTCCTTGCGCGGGAGCTTGTTGATGACCTTCAACTGCAGCAGAACTTTGTGGTCAAAGCGATAGAGCTCAGACAGCTTAGGTTCAGCATAAAAGACAATAGAGTCTTTCTTCTCGTTGTAATCAACGCTGTTTATGAGGTGAACCATCAACAGGGATATCTTGTTGGTGTCGTCGACGTTCTTCTCTTCATGAGTGCGCTGGAACGACAACGTCGTGCGCATGATCTTGAGCAGGCTGTTTGTCAGGCGGTCTCGCAGGGTTTTGCGGATCTGCGAAGACGGGTAGCCGCAGAACTTGGCGAACTTCGTGATGCTCAGCTCAACGCGCCCGGTTGGCTCGCCGTATTCAGCCAGAGAGCGAACAACACCAACCCAGGTTTTGAAGTCATGATCCATATCCAGTCGAGGACCGGTGATTTTAATGTTTGAATAACCCTCTGACCGCGCGACTTCCAGCTGGACAAGCTCTCTGGATGCGTCGATCATGTTGGACTTGTTGCGAGAGCTATTCTTCGTTCCTTTGAGTGTCGGCACGAAGAGGCCAAGACGCATTAAAGCGATTGGCTGCACCGTGTTGTTGCTGTTAGGAACTAAATCACCTGTGTACAAAGTGAGAGCTTCTTCCTCAGGAATTTCGTTGTCTTCAGGTATTTCTTTGATATCGCTCTCTTTTTTCTTTCTTGTGGACATGTGGATACCTTTTGGTTCTAACCGCTGACAGCATACGTCAATTACCGCTGATAGCATACACAAAACCGTTGGCAGCATATACCGTACCGCTGACAGCATATCGTTTACCGCTGACAGCATACACGGATCAGTCCTTAGCCCAGGCGTGGCGCGGCCTGCGGCGATCGGGGATCTCTTTGGATCTGTTTGGGGATCTGTTATAGGGATCTTATTATTGGGATCTATCCAGTGGATAAGTGGATAAGTAAAACAGGCATTTGCGATTACAGATGTGCCTAGTAAGCTATCGTGGTTCCGGTCAACAATCACTAAAACGAGAACATGGACTTAAAACGCACACGTTGGATACGCCGTTTGGAAGACGGAACCTACACCATAGAATCGAACTCCACACTGAGCAACGAGAAGGTTCTCTGCAGCCTGTGTGGCATAGCCTCGAAGTGCAACATCAACGAGACCCGACTCAAGTTGCGTGACGCCGGCGTTAACTTCCACCTGAACAGCTGTGTTAGATACGTACCGCTGCTGGCATTCCGAAAACCGATCATCGGTCTGGATACCCCCTACTTCAACACTATGCGTTCAGGCGTTACCTGGCGTGACAGATTGACCGAGGGGAAAATTGTCTGCCTGGTTGAAGCTGATACTGCGAAGATCCTTCGATTCGGTGTCGTGGATAAAGTTTACTCTGGGCCAGTTGATGAGATGCTGAGAAAGCACAGTCGATTCAATCACCTCTGTATGGGCGGAGAGAAGATCGAAAAAGTGGGTGAAGTGATCCGCCGATCCTATGGCCACTTCCTGAAAGAAGACAGCCTGCTCACAGCGATTTACATCAGACACATCAAACGGGACTTTGATATCGAGTATCACAGCGAAGAAGAACTCGATTTAGTCGACCCTCGGCCAAAAGCAGAAGTTTTTAGCATCGCAAATGCGCGTCAGAAGCTCTCTGACGAACCCTAAGCGAACAAAGGGGTCTTTACGCGAATACAAAATAGCGTAGCTTAGAATGCATCTGAGAAGCCAAGGGAGTGATATATGGACGATTTTTACTCAAGAGAGATTACTCTGGCTGATATGCCCTTTCTGATGCATGAATTCGAGGAAGGAGCACGTCTTGGTCACTTTACAAATGAGATCATCACGCAAGCCGGTGGGAAGAAGTTTGAAAAACAAATGCGTGAAGCCATTAAGATTCGCGACGCTAATGGTGAGTCAGGCCATTTCATCTTCATCCTGCTTCGTCGTTCAGACGATAAAAAAATTGGCCTGATCTGGTTTACTCCTGAGATTGATCCGGCTGGATATCAACGTCTTGAACTCCGTACCTTCTGTATCACCAAATCTATGCAGGGTAAAGGATATGGTTCGATGTTCCTGTCGGATATGATTGACTCAAACGCACCACTACCAATGATGGCAAAGTGTTACGTCAAATCGACAAAAATGGCTGAAATGCTTAAACGCCGAGGTTTTCACCTTGTTGATACCAGCCCCACAGGTACTCAACTGCTTTTCCGCAACCCACGCTGAGACCACACCTAGAGCCTAGATCTTACTTAAGGGTCTAGCTCTACCTTATAAAAATAGGTATGTACTTACTTATCTATTTTGCCATAATATCCCGCCTGTAGATTTTCTAATGTGCCGTGTTTACTTGGTTGCTGGCCTGTTTTACATGCTTAGAATCTATATCAAAATAACCACAAAGGAAAATACACATGACGTTGCCATATGGGGTGATCTCCGATCCCCATTATCACAAATGGGATTCATTCTCGACGACCGATGCAGATGGTCTCAACTCTAGGCTGGCCATTCAGCTGGAGGCCACAAAAGAAGCGGCCATAGCTATGAAAAAAGCGGGCTGCAGCCACATGCTGGTGGCCGGCGACACATTCCACGTCCGCGGAACCGTATCCCCTACCGTACTCAACTACGTCTCCGATGCCTATGAGTGGATCGTCAAAGATCTGGGGCTCAGCGTTGCTATGCTGGCCGGCAACCATGACCTGGAAACAAACGACTCTGTCTACAGCGCTAACGCCGCAGCGGCGCTGAAGTCGATTGGTGTACAGATCGTCTGCGGTCGTAAGCCACACAGCATCAAATTGGGTGACGTCACCGTCCATATGGTGAGCTGGCGAAACAACCACGCCGAGTTAATTAGCGACCTGAAAGCACTTCGTGCGCGGCTTGACGGGGATCTGCACGACGTCGTGATTCATACCGCCATCAACAAAGCTATCCCAACAATGCCTGATGTTGGCATCGATGCGCAGGAGCTGAAAGACATAGGCTTTCGCCTGGTGCTGTCCGGCCATTACCACAACCACAAGGAGGTAATCCCCGGAGTTATCAGTGTCGGCGCGCTGACGCACCAAAACTGGGGGGACGTAGGTTCGCTGGCGGGCTACATGATTGTGAACCCTGACGGCTCGTTCAGTCATTTCGAAACCTCGGCGCCGAAATTCGTAAACCTGGAAGACGATGTGGATGACAAGCAGATACGCGGCAATTACGTGCGCTTCCGGGCCGTCGTCGAAAACGATGAGGAAGGCATCAAGCTGCAGAACGTCCTGAAATCCATGGGAGCGAAAGGTGTTGTATGCAACTTCATTCGCAAGGGCTCAATGATGGAGGGTACCGCCAGTACCTCAGAGACCAGCAAAATCGACAGCCTTGGCGAGTCTGTTTCTGCTTACTGCAAAATCGTTCATGACACAGACGGTGGATTTGACCTAACCAAACTGAATGCCTTGTGTCAGGAGATCCTCACCGAAGCGGAAAGTGCGGAGGCGGTGTAGTGACTTCCTCCCACAATAATTTCTGGGATTTCATCCAGATGATTAAACGGCTTGAAAGCGGGAAGCCCGTTTTATTCCAGAAGCCCTATCCGCCAGAAGGAAATCCACAGGCGTTTTACCTTGGTCAACTAACGAAACGTGGCCTCCTGTCACGCAACTCCTTCCCGGCACATACGGAATACCGCCTTCGCAAAGGGCAGAAATTGACTAAAGCAATTCGAGGCAAAGCATGAAATTTTTAACGCTCGAAGTGGAAAACTTCATGGCGCTGGCAAACGCCAAGGTCGAGCTTGATCAGCGTGGGCTGGTGCTCATCCAGGGTGTTAATGCCGGGGACTCATCGGCCGCCAGCAATGGCGCTGGTAAATCAACCCTCATGAATAGTTTGATGTGGTGTATTTATGGCGAGACATCCCATGGTGTTAAAGGAGACGACGTTCTCTCTACGGGCCATGAGAAGAACTGTCGCGTAAAAGTCACCATTGAAGACGAAGGTAAACGCTACGCCATTATCCGCCACCGCAAGCATAAGGAATTTAAAAACCGGCTTATCGTCCGTGGCGAAGACGGCGACATGACAAAGGGTAAAGATTCGCTCACCCAGGAGTTTGTAGAGCGACTGATCGGTGCGTCAAAAGAAGTATTTATGGCATCGATCTATGCCAGTCAGGAGGCGATGCCTGATTTGCCTGGCATGTCGGATAAAAACCTCAAAACCATCGTAGAAGAGGCTGCCGGCGTCGATCGTCTCACCAAAGCCTACGCGATTGCTCGCGAACGAGCCAACGCAGCTGCCGCACGCATGGAGACCACAAAAACCAAGATGGACGCCTGCTTGTCTCTGGTCGAATCGGCCCAGAATGAGCTGGAGTCTGCTAAAACCTCTTCTGAAGCCTGGGAGCGAGACCGCAACGAACGGCTTGATGTCGCCCGTGCCGATCTGGTTGGCGCGGAAGTCACGCTCACTGAGGTCGAAATGGAGTTGCGCAGTCTGCCAGAGCAGATCCGTGATACTGAAAATGCCATCGGTAAAGAGCGGGAAAAACTTGCGTCCAAAGAAGAACATGACGCCAAGCTGGTTAAGGTTCGTGGAGCGATCACTGATATACGCGCCAGCATCCGCATTACCGAAAACATCCAGAAGGAAGCGATGCAACGTGCTCGCGCATTCAAGGTGAAAGCGGAAGAAGTAAATACCAAAGTCGGGGAGCCGTGCCCTACCTGTGGCAAGGCTTATTGCGTTGAAGATCTGTCTACCGTGAAGGAGAGTTTTGTTGAACAGGCGCGCAGTGAGATCAGTCAAGCGCAGGCATCTGCAACGTCAGTGGCTAAATACCAAGAGCATCTTGAGAAGGCGCTCAAAATTGAATCATCACTTGTCGCCAGTACACCAGATGTGTCTGCCATTATTTCCCGAATCGAACAACTGACTAAAGAGCTGGGAACGCTTCGTCATCGGGAAAAAGAAGTCGTGGCTGTAGAAGCTTTGGTTGCCCGGGCGCGGAGCGAAGTAGATCGCATTACCAAAGAAATTAACCCATTTCTGGCTGTCATCAAACGCCATGAAGAAAGCCTGGCTGCCAATAAATCTAACTATGGTGTACTTAAAACTGAGTTAAAGAATATACAGGAGCAGGCTCTGCTGCTTGATAAAGCGCGCCTGGTCTACTCTCCTGCCGGCGTTCGCTCGCATATCCTGACCTCCGTGACGCCTTTCCTGAATGCCCAGACAGCGGAATATCTCAATACACTGTCAGACGGAAACATTGTTGCGGAATGGTCAACGATGGAATCAACCAAGAAGGGCGAGTGGCGCGATAAGTTCAATATCAGCGTGCGCAAGATCGGCGCCAGCAAAACCTTCCAGACATTGTCAGGTGGCGAAAAACGCAAAGTGCGCATTGCGTGCTCCCTGGCTCTGCAGGATCTGGTGGCCAGCCGCGCGAGCAAGAACATCGAGCTGTTTATCGGTGATGAAATTGACGATGCGCTGGATACTGCCGGACTGGAGCGTCTGATGGGGATTCTGGAAGCAAAAGCGCGCGAGCGCGGCACGGTGATGATCATTTCTCACAAAGAAATGAAGTCATGGTTCCGGGAAACCATCACAGTGGAAGTGAAAGAGGGCCGCAGCTATGTCGTTTAATCTTAGCCGCACGCAGTTTTTGCAAATGTTTGCTGTGATGCAGTCATTCAGGCTGATTAACAGCTATACCGCTGCTGGGGCGGCTCCTGGTGTCGGTTGGCAAAATCTCAATATTGAGACGGAGCAGTTTACGGCTCTGAAAGATCTACTTTTCAAGACCCCGTTGATGCCAAGTCTGAAATCGATGCCGTCAGGAAGTACAGCGCCCATTCTGATCAACCCATTTTCGGAAGGTGGCTATCTTCCACACACTGGGCCTGGGTTCGTGGTGATCCCGGAATCACCTGAGATGGTTATCAAAGATGATGCGCAGTACGGGGCTATAGAGGCGCATACCAGCAGCGCGTTTACTAACCTGACTCGACTGGCAAATGCACGTGCTGGGCAGGTTGCAATGCCAGGCAAGGCATTTGCTGGCATCGATTTCAATTACGATACACTTGAGACATTTCCAGGAAGAGGCAAATTAAGCTTTGAGACTGAAGATGGCGATAAGGCAATGGTTGAGCCCTCTGTCCCCTATGTACTTCGTTTTAACGGGATGGTTGCGCGTAAGCTGATAGATATCATGTCCTACTTCATCGGGCAGAGCATGATCGACGCAGACATAGAAAATGGTGTGCTGACCAGTGACAACATACATGTGGTGAGCCGCATTCCAGAGCCCGTTCGCAAGTCTCCAGTTAAAACCCTGGAAGAGAAATTAATGGAATGCCCGGTATGGGCAACATGGTAAGGAAACTCTATGAGTAAAGTGATCAAAGTAGTTGGCGTCGACCCTTCAATGAGCAACTTCGGGCTGGCCATTGGTACGCTGGATCTGGATACAGACAAACTTGAAATCCATGGTCTTGAACTGGTTGAAACCAAAGCCGGCGGAACGAAGAAAACCGTCAGAGTAAACAGCGATGATCTGCGCCGGGCCAAAGAGATCTGGCGCACCGCCAGGCCCATCATTGAACAGGCCCACATAGTGTTTTGTGAACTGCCGGTAGGTAGTCAAAGCTCTCGCGCGCAGACTTCTTACGGTGTGTGTATCGGAGTTCTTGCTTGCGTTGATAAGCCACTTATCCAGGTTACGCCAAATGAAATTAAGCACTACGTCGGGAATAAACTGACCACATCTAAAGAAGAGATCATCCAGTGGGCGATTACAAAACAGCCTGATGCCCCTTGGTTGCGTCGGAAACAAGCGGGGAAAGATGTACTCGTTGCCAAGAATGAGCACCTGGCTGATGCCATAGCTTCGATATATTCTGGAATGCAGACAGACCAGTTCCGACAAGTCCGCGACGTTCTTAAAGGGATTTTATAATCCTCAATTGATAGGTAAGTACTTATTTAATACTATAGGCCACTACATTTAGTGGCCTTTTTTGATGGGTGATACATGATAAGGATTGTCAAACGTAATGGCTCCACAGAGCCGCTATCCGAAGAGAAGTACAACCGCGTCGTGATGTGGGGGGTAGAAGGTATACGTAACGTAAGCGCCTCTGCCGTAGCCATGGGCGCCGCCGCGAGCATTTTTGACGGCATGACAACTTCGCAGCTTCATGAGGCATTGGTTAAGTCGGCTGCAGATCTGATTTCGTCTGAAACTCCGAACTACTCCCAGGTCGCAGCACGCCTGAACATGTTCAAAATTCGCAAAGATGCCTTCGGCGAATACGCTTACCCAAGTTTCTATCATCATATCGTCAGCAACGTCAGCCGCGGCGTTTACGATGAGGATTTGCTTAAGTTTTACTCCCGCGAAGAGATCGCAGAACTTGGCGTGTATATCAAACCCATGCGTGACGAACTCTTTGGTTATGCCGCGACTGTTCAGCTGGCGAGTAAGTACCTCGTCCAGAACCGAGTCACCGGCGAAATCTACGAAGCCCCGCAGCAGCTGTATATGCTGGTGGGTATGTGTCTTTTCCAGAATTGGGAAGATGGTTGTGCCGGCAAAACACGTCTGGAAATGGTGAAGGGGTTCTATGACGTCACCAGTACATTCAAATTGTCTCTGCCCACCCCAATCATGGCCGGCGTCCGTACCCCGACGCGCCAGTTCTCCAGCTGCGTTCTGATTGAGTCCGAAGACAGTTTGAAAGGGATCAGCGCTGCATCCTCTGCCATTATCGATTACGTGTCGCGTCGTGCTGGCATTGGGATTGGTTTTGGCCGCCTGCGTGCATTGGGGAGTGAGATCCGCAATGGAGAAGCAACCCACACTGGCGTAATCCCATTTCTGAAACACTTCCAGACCGCTGTGAAATCATGCTCGCAGGGTGGCGTTCGCGGCGGCGCAGCGACGGCTTTCTACCCTATTTGGCATCTGGAAGTTGAAAGTCTGCTGGTGTTGAAGAATAACCGTGGCATCGAGGAGAACCGTGTTCGTCATCTGGACTATGGCGTAATGATCAACCGCCTTATGTATCGCCGCCTGGTACGCAACGAGAATATTACGCTGTTCAGCCCGCATGATGTGCCGGGGCTCTATGATGCTTTCTTTGTCGATCAGGACAAATTCGAAGCGCTGTACCTGCAATATGAAGCTGATGAGAGCATCCGCAAGAAATCCGTTCCCGCTGTTGATCTGTTCTCAACCCTGATGCAGGAACGAGCCTCTACCGGCCGCGTGTATATTGCGAACGTTGACCATATGAACGAACACGGCGCCTTCGATCCGAAAGTCGCTCCAGTTCACCAGTCAAACTTATGCATGGAGATTACGCTGCCAACTAAACCGCTGGCGTTTACCGATGACGCCGATGGTGAGATCGCCCTTTGCACGCTGTCTGCGTTTAATCTGGGGGCATTACGCTCACTGGACACGCTGAAAGAGGTCGCCTTCTATGCGGTGGCTGCGCTCGATTCCCTACTCGACTATCAGGATTACCCGATGGCCGCAGCGGAAATTCCGGCAAAAGCACGTCGTAGTTTGGGCGTCGGCGTTACCAATCTTGCGTACTATCTGGCGAAGAACGGATTTAACTACTCTGATCCGGCCGGCAACCAGCTGGTGCATGAAACGTTTGAAGCGATCCAGTATTACCTGCTTGATGCAAGTTGCCGGCTGGCGGAAGCCAAAGGCGCCTGTGATTGGTTTTCCCAAACTAAATATGCCCAGGGACAGCTGCCGATTGACCATTACCGCAAGTCGCTTGACGCTAACCCTGATACGTCCTTTGAGCTGAAAATGCCGTGGGAAGAGCTGCGTGGCCGCATACGCGAATATGGTCTGCGTAACTCTACCCTGACAGCTCAGATGCCGTGCGAAACGTCCAGCCAAATCACCAACTCCACAAATGGTATCGAACCGCCGCGTGGCCCTGTTTCCGTGAAATCATCCAAAGACGGCATTGTGAAAATGGTGGTTCCGGACTTTGCGGCACTGAAAGATCAGTACGAGTACCTTTGGGATATGCCGGATAACCGCGGCTATCTGACCAAAGTTGCGATCATTCAGAAGTTCTTTGACCAGGCTATTTCAGCCAACACCAACTATGACCCTACTCGCTTCCCGGGCGACAAGGTTCCAATGATGAAGTTGCTTGAAGATCTGCTCTTCGCTTATCAGCAAGGCGTGAAGACGCTTTATTACCACAACACACGAGATGGTGCCGGTAAGCGTGAAGACGATGATCTGGCCTCTGTTGCGTTGGTTGAGCCAGAAGATGAGTGCGATGGCGCATGCAAAATCTAATAAGCGTGGGGAGATATCCCCACCTTTCACTTCATTGAATGCCTCATTTTAACCAATAAGATAATAATTTGTTTAGAAGCGCATCTAATTAAATTGTTTAATAATACCGATAACATTCAAAGGGAAACACATGAGTTACTCCACTTTCCGTTTGGGCGCTAACGACGCAACCAAAGAGCCTATGTTCCTCGGGCAGTCTGTCAACGTTGCGCGCTACGATCAGCAGAAGTACCGCGATTTCGAAAAGCTGATCGAAAAACAACTCTCCTTCTTCTGGCGCCCGGAAGAAGTCGACATAACCACCGATCGCATCGATTTCAATACGAAGCTGCAAGAGCATGAGCGACACATTTTCCTGAGCAACCTCCGTTACCAGACTCTGCTGGATTCCGTTCAGGGACGCAGCCCAAACGCAACGCTGCTGCCGCTTATTTCAATTCCAGAGCTCGAAACGTGGGTGGAAACATGGTCGTTCTCTGAAACCATTCACAGCCGCAGCTACACCCACATTATTCGCGGTATGGTGGATGATCCGAGCATTGTCTTCGATGGCATTGTGACCGACGAGGAAATTATCAGCCGGGCTATCAGTATCTCTACAGAGTACGACAAGCTCTATGAGATGACCTGCGCGCGCCAGCACCTGGGAGAAGATGAATTCGAACGGCTCTACGTCTCCGAATTTGACGGAAAGCCCTACCCTCTCCAGCGCCAGCTGTTCCGTACTTTGGTATCCATCAACGCTCTGGAGGCCATTCGTTTTTACGTTAGCTTCGCCTGTACGTTTGCTTTTGGAGAAAGGAAATTACTTGAGGGCAACACCAAAATCATGCGTTTCATTGCGCGCGATGAGGCGCTTCATTGCGAAGGCACAGAACGAATGCTCCGGTTTATGCGTACAGGCCGCGAAGGCTTGCTATGGGCCCAGATCGCTGCGGATGAGGAACCATTCATCTATCAGACCATGATGGACGTTGCCGAACAGGAAATGCGCTGGGCAGATTATCTGTTTAAAGACGGCTCAATGATTGGTTTAAACGCCGATATCCTGAAAAGCTATGTTAAATACCGAACCAATCTTGCGATGCGCCGTCTTGGCCTGAAACCACTGTACCCGGAGATAAAAGATGACCCGCTGGTGTGGATGAACAAATGGCTGTTGTCCGACACCTTGCAGATTGCACCGCAGGAAGCTGAGCAAAGCACTTATCTCGTTGGCCAGATTGACTCCGCTGTTGATCGCGCTGGCCTAAGCCAGTTTGCCGATTTGTAAGCCTGGATAAAGATTTTGTGGCCTGGTCGCTCTGGGCCACAATGAACGCGAAAAAAAGCACTAAGGAAAGATAAAGCATGAAATTAACGAAACTGACCGACCATCTCAAGCTGGCCACCGATAAACTGGTGGGCTTCAAACCAGAGCCATATGAGCTGAACCCCGGTTTTGGAGAAGCGACAGAGAGTATTTACAAGATGGTTGACCAGTTCCACGAGCTGTTTCAGCACCCGCGTCGTGTAATGCCCACTCCGGAGCTGCTGCGCCTGCGCGCTAAGCTGATCCATGAAGAGGCGGTAGAAGAAGGGCTGCCTGCAGCGAAAAAGGGGGATATGCAGGGATTGCTGGATGCAATGGCTGACTTCCTGTATGTGGGTGTCGGGACGATGGTAGCCATCAAAGGTGGGCTATCAACTGGCATGAGCTATTACACTCAGGAGCAAAGCGTCGATCGCTTTATTCATACCATTATGGTGCCTGGAAATACCGTCTTCGACGATATGGCCATCCCCTTCAATGAAGCAGAAGAAGCTGCGCTTATGTTGGCCGCGCTGGCCGATAAACTTGAACATAACAAGGTAGGTGATGCTGAGCTGATTCAGGATCTGCGCCGCGTGATGAACAAAATCTATGTGGCGTGCATGATGGTGTATCGCCTGGCTGAATTCCTTGGCGTCGACGTCGTGGAGCTGGTGGCGGAGATCCACCGTTCTAATATGACAAAGCTGTGGCCGGCGGATGCTGAAGCGCGTCGTCTTGCCGTTGAGAACTGTAAATATGATAAGAATGATCTCGGATTCCGCCATGCTGACGGCACTGACATGATGATCGGCTATCGCCTGTCTGATGGAAAAATCCTTAAATCGCCGACATATAGCGATGTCTATCTGTCTCGTTTCCTTGAGCAAGCACAGGCATCTTCGCTGTATGAAGTGGTTAAAAACAGCTTGTAAGTACTAACTTATCAATATATATTGAAATGGACGTGTGATCTATTGTCCATTTCTATCCTTATCAATCTTTATTTTCGATAAAGTTGAGCGTTGGTGGCCCCGTGGCCACCATTTTTTTACTTAATTTCTAGCCTGGATGTCTTCTCTGTGTTTAAAATGATAGGTATGTACTTACTTATTATTTGAGGTCATCTTGTCTTTTTTACTTAATCGAGAATTCAGTAACGGTCAGCTGGCTTCGAGCTCTTATGGCCGTGTCATTCAGACCGTTGTTGATACCGGCGTTCCTTCCGAAGATCGCACCGGCACCGGTACGCTTGGCGTTTCTTATGTGCCTTCCTACTACATGCTTACCGGCGGGGCTGTTCCGCTCATTTCTTCAAAACAGGTAAACCTTAAACCGCTACTGGTTGAGCTTGAATGGTATTTACAAGGTTCAGGCAACATTGGGTTCCTTAAAGAGCATGGTGTGAAGATCTGGGATGCTTGGGCCGACGATAATGGCGATTTAGGGCCTGTATATGGCAAGCAATGGCGCCGATGGGAGGACACCAGGATTGTCCCTTACAGTGAGTATCGCCTTAAGGAGGACATCTTCATGGAACGTGGTTATCGCGTTGAAGGTTACATTGGGCTGAATGAAGACCGCGTCGTTATCACCCGTGAAATCGATCAGTTACAACGTATGGTTGATCAGTTGCGCAACAACCCGACCGATCGCCGCATCCTGCTTAATGCCTGGAATGTTGGTGAGCTGGAGGATATGAAGCTTCCACCTTGCCACTTTGTGTTATCCGTATGGAGTCGTGAGCTCGATTTCCAGACCCGTTTGTCTATGGCCACCGATATTGGCATCCAGCATAACCGGCATGGCTATGAATCGATCTATACCCAGATGCTTTGCCTGATAGAGCAGCGAGGCAGTATCTCTGAGCCAATGCTGGATGAGCTTGGTATCCCTAAACGTATCCTGAACTCCTGCCTGGTGCAGCGGAGTGTCGATACTTTCCTTGGTATGCCATTCAATATTGCCGGTTACGGCATCCTCACGCAGTTCATTGCGAAGATTACGGGTCACATGGCTGGCGCCTTCGTCCATTTCGGCTTTGATGTTCACATTTACAACAACCACTTGGAGCAGGTTGAAGAGCTACTGGCTCGCGAACATCCGGAGTCGTCCGACCCCATCGTCGTCTTCCCGCACGAATGGGAAGAGCTGGATGACTTCAAATGGGACGGCGTGCAGATCTTCGGCTACGAACCACTTCCATGGATTAAGGCTCCAGTGGCGGTGTGATATGGCCAGAGGCATGTATGTGTTATGTGAAATTGAAGATGTGCTGGCGAGAGCCGGCCATCGTAAAGCCGCTGCTGATGAAAACGCAGACACTCTCGTTGCAGGTGATGAGCTCATATTCCCCACCAGCCGCATGTTGCGTGGCTTTGCTCGCTCCGGTGCTGAAGTGGTGCTTATCAGCCACCGTCCGGAAGCGCTCGAAAGCGCAACCAAAAAATGGCTGAGAGATTTCGGCATTGATTATGACTGGCTGCACCTGGCACCACGTGGAGTCAATTACGAAACCCATATAAAGCGCACGCTTGCCGCGCATAAAGATGATCTGATGATCGCGGCACTGGTGAGTTCGTCACGCCTACGAGCCGCTCTGTCTGGTTTCCACCAGCGCCCGGTATTGTATGAGGTGTCTCAATGAAGATGATTGCAGCTGTCGGTCGCAATTATGAGATCGGTAGAGGAAACGAACTCCCCTGGCGCTGCCCCTCAGAGTTAAAACTGTTCAGGGAGCTCACCACAAACGCCACAGTCGTCATGGGCAGAAAGACAATGGAAAGTCTTAAGCGCCCGCTTCCGGAGCGCCACAACGTCGTTCTGACGCGCTCATCTGGGTTCATGCCCAATGGTTTTTACCCTGCCACTATGGACGATGTAATGCAGCTTGATGGTCCCGTTTGGGTTATCGGCGGTGCGCAGATCTATTCTCTGTTTCTGCCTCACGTCGAGGAACTCTGGTTATCGCATATGGGCGTAGACGTTCCTGACAGTGATGCTCATTTTCCGCGGCAAATGATGCGTAATCTCGGCTTCTTTCCTGTGTTAACGGCTCATACACAACGGGGAACGGAGGATGAGCCCGGCTTCAAACAGATTGTTTACAGAAGGTGGTAATGGATTACCGAATTGGGATCACTGGCGCTCAGGGCAGTGGAAAAACAACCCTGGCAAAGTTTATCGACGAGCATTACGGGATTCCGTATGTGGATGCTGGCGTCGGCGCACTGATGACAAGGCTTGGAGTCAACGTAGGCGATCCAATGCCGCTCTTTGAGCGTCTGCAGGTGCAGATGGAAGTTGCCCGCCATATTGAGCTGGTAACACGCGGAGCGGAAGGCTTTGTAATAGACCGTACGCCTGCTGATGTGATGGCTTATACGCTCGATTTGGTCGGCCAGACCAATGACCAACGATGTATTGATCTGGCGCTGGAAATTGAGCGTTTTTGCCACAAGACCGCGTTGTCCAATTTTAATGCCATTGCGGGGCTGCGCCCGGGCGTGAATTTGAGAGCACAAGATTATGAACGTGCCCAGAGAGGTTCGCTTGATCGCCTTTATGTCGCTCGTATCGACTCGTTGATGTGTGGCGAGCTGACAAAAATTAACTCTCTGGCCAAATCCGGAGATCTGCAGGTTTTCGTCCTGTCGGAAACCTGCATTTCCGTTGACGCAAGAGCACGCTCGATCATGCGAGTAATCGACCGCCATGTGGAACGTATAGAGAGCCGTATCTCAAATCGCGTCACCTTCCACTGATTCTTGTTCCCCTGTGAAGGAATGCCAGAATAACGTCACCAAAAATAGTTTCAGGAAAACAGAATGTTAGGCGAAATATCTCTGGCTGATGAGTTAGATCGTAAAACGATAGAGGCGCTGACACGCATCGCAGACGAGCAGTCCCGATCGCTGATGACAGAACGAGAGGCCAGGCTGGCTATCAGAGCTGTTTTTGAGTCCGTTCAGGGATTGGTAGGCGATGATGTGGGAGAGGTTCTGAATGTGGCAATGTCCCAGTTCAGCGAACGCGGCAAGCGACCTATCTTCCCCATGCATATCAAAATGGCTGCCGGCACTGTTCTGTATGTGTCGATTTGTCTGGATACCAATGAAATTCGCATTCTCAACGTCACCACTGGTGAGTGGCGTGCGCCGGTAGAGTGCGAATCGCAGGAGGAGACCATCAAAAAAGCAGCTCAATTCGTGCGTAGCGCACTGCTTAAAGGTGCCAAAAAGCTGTAAGGAGTAGTTATGACAACTATTGTTGCTGGGCTTGATATTGAATCTACAGGGTTGGACTTTAGGGCTAACCACAAGATTATTGAAATAGCCATTACCCGCTATGAGCTGGAGACCCAGAAGCACATCGATAGCCTGGCGATGCGTTTTAACCCGCGGCGGAGTATCGATCCAAAAGCCCAGGCAGTGCATGGCATTTCGCTGGAAGATCTTTCCGCAGAGCCACTATTGTCTGAACATGCCGGTAAAATCGCTCGCTATATTAGCGATGCAAGCGTTTTGGTTGCTCACAATGGTGAAGCGTTCGACCTCCCCTTTATTCGCCATGAATTTGCAGAGTACGGCGTCACTCTCCCAGAGCTGCCTCTTGTGGACACTATGTTATCCGGATTATGGGCGACAGAAGACGGCAAACGGCCGCGACTGGAGGAACTCGCCTTCTCATTGGGTTTTGTCTATGACAAGACTAAGGCGCACAGCGCGCTCTATGATACCGATCTGATGATGCACTGCTTTTTCAAAGCACGGGAAAAATACGGCTTCTATAAGCTCCCATTCGAAAGCGCCTGACGGCGCTTTCGCCCCTCTCATTATCCCAACTGCCTGTATTTACTTCTTTTCCACCTAATAGGTTTTGACAAAATGCTCTCAACCCAAAAACGTATAAACGCTCACACAACGTAAAGGAGAGAGACATGAGCAACCTCAACAATACAGTCAAAAAAGATGATCTGGATGAGCTGACCGCCATGCTGCAACTGCTCGATGAGCCTGAAAAACTGGCTTCGGAGGCCGTTGTAGGAGACGAAATAGACGACCTGCTGGCAGATCTTAACGATGAGACGATCGTGCCGGTGCCGGCTGTTGCTGAAACTGTAATGGAAGCGAAAGACGGCGGCGATCTCACCGGTGTGTTTGAAGAGTTGGAAAACGAACATGAGTCGCTGAAGGTGGTTGATGTTGAGATACCTCAAGTCGAGTCGATCTCCCCTCTTCCTAAGATCGACTCGACACAGGGTGATAAACCTCAGACTGATGAAAAAAAGGAGAAACACGCCAAAGAATCGTCAGTTGCGGCTCAGCCAAAAGAGTCGAAGGCAGCGAAAAAAGAGCGCGCAGCACCCAAGCCTCGATTCAGTCTGAACGAAAAGGGCGATGATTTTTATGCTGCGGCTGGCCTGAAACGTGAGGTCTTTATCGAAGCTCTGAATTCGGCGCCGGTCAAGGCAAAAGACAAGATCTCTAACCTGCTAAATTGGTTCAATGGCGGACCGGATATCAGCATCTACACGGTGATTGCATTGCGGCATCTTATTGACACAAAAGAGGCAAGCAGCAATAGCATTAAGCTGGCGTTAATGAGCTATCCGGAAAAGCCATATCCACTCAGCACCGCGTCGACTCAGGCTGGCCAGATGATGGCTGTTTTCCCAGTCACGGGAATCGCTACGAGGGATGGTGGAAGATTGCTTCTTAATGAAGAGTCCCCGATCGTAAGGAAATTTATCGCGGAGTATTCCATTGGCTGACGATCCGTTTCGCGCTCTGAAGCCCCCTGATAGTTTTAGAGCGTTGGACAGTTATTCGTATGCCCCAACAGTAAAAAACACGCCAGAGCGTCTCCCGTTAAGCAATCTGGCGTGTTTTTTCTTTATTTGCCATTCGTAAAATGACATGAAAAAATAGGTAAGTACTTACCTATTGGATTGTAAAATGATAGCAGCCGAAAAAATCAAAAAGCGAGAGCGAGATGCCTCTCTTCGAGACCTTTGGCGCACACCGAAATGGTTGTTTGTCGCCATTCAGCGATATCTCGGCATTACGTTTGATGTTGATGTCGCCTGTAACAAAGAAAACGCGCTTCTTCCGAGCTACATAGGTGTGGAACGAGATGCTCTTAAGTCCAGCTGGGGTGATCCTGGTACGGTGGCCTTTCTCAACCCGCCCTACTCCAAAATAACCCCCTGGATAGAGGCGGCTATCCGAGAGCAAGCGCGTGGTGTAACCACCGTTATGCTCATTCCGCAATCGCTCGACACGATGTGGTATGAGCGCGCCACCGAGTGCGCAAACCAGACGGTAGTTCTGTCTGGCGGCCGCGTAGCGTTCATGGAACCAGACGTCACTTTGGGTTTGGTTGAGGTCAATATCAACCCTGGCGGAAGTATGCTGGTGGTCTTTCGCGGATTCTGTCAGAACGCTGGTCACTTCATGAATAAAGTCCCGCTGACGGTGATGAAAAGTCTGGGTGGTTACGATCCTGCCAAAGTGATCAGGAAAAAAAGACCACGGAAACAGGCTGCTTAATCCGAGTCTGGGAGCGTTTCATAACCTGCTTTCGTATATATAAATAACTAAGTACTAATTATAAACATATACGAAAGCAGGCTTTTCCTTGTCGATTCCAGACCACTCCCAGACCGAAACAAGACGCCCAGACCACTCTGGAACCCCTTTCCAGACGCTATAGAATCGTTTTTGTGAAGACAAGTAAGGAAACCATCATGGCATACCCGACCAACGTTGTAGCGCTCGTTGAGAGCGATTTTTTGGCTAACGCTCGCGAACTCATGAAGGATCGTGAAAAGGCATTCAGTCTTTACGAGTGGTCACTGAAATGTTTGCACACTGGCGAACACAAAGACCTGATTGAGCAGCTCCTTGGCGAGCTAATCAACGAGGTTTTTGCTCTGCAAGTTCAGCTTCATGGTAGACAAAATGATCAGTCAGGAAAGTAAGTAAGTAGTTACCGTTTACGATGTATCATAGTGGTTGTAGAATGATGTCGATTTCGACCTGAGTCGAAATCTCGGTCTGGTGGGTGGAGGATAGCGTCACTGGCACCAGACTTAAAAAAGCCCACAACCAGCGCAGAACCAGCCCTTTTGGGGTCTGGGGAAGGGGGAACCAAAGTGGGCAGAGAGAAGGGTCACTTTATGATTGTCGAGTCTGGGTATTTTGAGAGGTTGAATCCAGTACTCCCCTTCATGAAGTGTGGGAAGATCTCGGTTCTGGGGTGCTGTCATCCATAACTTCCCAAGCCTAAGCTGGCAGTAGACTTAGGTCATAACTTTTCAGGTTATGAAACGACCAGGTTGGTGAGGATTTTTTACTCACCTCCCTGGGAGAGTATTACCTGAAAAGACAACCTCTCACTTCGTTCGAGGTGAACTTCACTCACTTCGTTCGCTCAGTTCAGGTAAAAATAAACCCGATCTGGGAAGTAATTCATTGAAAATAAATATGTATAAACACGCGTGCGCACACGCGCGAGGAAAAACGGGCGGCGGCGCACGCTTTGGAGTTAGAGATGACGACAAGCACACACGCCAGACGAAAAACGGCAGCCGGCCGTGCGCAGCACCAGTATCAAAAACACCCCCGCAAAAACTTCAAAACGCCAGTTGTCGAATTTAATCCCCGGTTTAAGACGGTCAAAGTTTTCAGTGATGGCTCTTGTCTCAGAAACCCAGGCGGGCCCGGTGGATATGGCATCGTCTTTCAGTTCCGCGGCGAAGAACGCGAGTTTTCCGACGGCTTCCACAGCACCACAAACAATCGCATGGAGATGATGGGCGCCCTGATAGCTTTGGAACGCCTTAAATTCTCCTGCAACGTGATCCTGCACTCAGATAGCCAGTATCTCAAAAATGGTATGACCCTCTGGATGAAGGGGTGGAAACAAAATGGTTGGATCACTGCTGACAAGAAGCCTGTTAAGAATGTCGACCTCTGGAAACGACTCGATTTAGCCGCCAGTCGCCACAATGTCAGGTGGAACTGGGTAAAGGGCCACGCCGGGCATCGAGAAAACGAAATATGCGACAGGCTGGCCAAGATCGCAGCATATGCGGCAGCGGATACTCCACACAAAAAAGATGCTGGTTTTTTGGTATAAAATGATAAGTAAGTATTTACCTATCATTTTGTATCATGTATCTTACCCATCGTCAGGATGACAACGTGCTGGTTAGGCACGGTTCCAAGGATGGAACGCAAAAAACGGCGGCTGGACATTCCAGCCGCAACTCTTTCTGACATTGAAAGGATTTCAAATGGCACATCAAACGCCTTCCTCTTCTCTTAAGAAACACCCCCGTTCGCTACGACTCATCCTGGCGGAGTTATTCTCCGGCCGTGTGTCTGCACGCCTGTCCGAACTGGAAGAGAAAGTAGGTCAAATGGAGCATCGTCTGGATGACCATGCGGTGGCCATCTCTAACCTGGGGGCTCGTGTGGCAATGGGGGAAGTGATGAAGACCCGAACCGCAAAAATCCTGCGAGACACCTGGGGCGTGCGAGCCTATCAAACGCGCATGGAGAGCTCAGATGGATCAATTTCAACGAAAAAGACTACTTCCAATGGCCTACGGGCTGATCACGATTTGTCTGGCAGCCGTAGCAATACCGTCGACTCAGGCGTTGCTGATGCCGGACTCATGCAAAACGGTTTCGCAGCAGACGCCGGCACCAATCACGGAAAGCACACCCAGCATCACCACCATGCCCCGGTCTGCCACTCTGGATGGGATGCGGTTGGATTCGATTCCTCAAGTTTGTCCTGCGACTCCGGATCTTCCTCCTGCTGCGACTGAGGTGATGGCGTGATCTTCTTACTCAAAAACTGGTCATTCATTTGGATAGCCATTCTGCTTTTGGCGGTGGGTGGCTGGATCTCAAACATCGTTAAGCTGGCACTACACGGTGATTTATTTCTTCACTCAGGTATGACGATCGCTCGTGTTGTGGGGATTTTTGTCCCACCGATCGGCTCTGTTCTCGGGTTCTGTTAATGGGCGTAGGGGTTGAAGCCTTGGAGGCTCTCTTTGCTGCCTTAATGTTTATTTCTATACGAAAACAATTTGTTTAAGCACATAACATATAGGGAAAAACACATGTTAGGTTTCTTCAAAAAGAAAACTCGTAAAGCGGTTATTGAAGTTAAAAAAATGGAGAACCGCGATGCGGTCGAAGCTACTGTCTGGGGCGCATACATGATCGCTTATGCAGACGGCAACTGTGATGCAAAAGAAATCGCTATTCTGGAGAAGACCATCTCCGCATTGCCAGCTTTCTCACCGTTCGCGGGTGAGATCGCCCAGATGAGCAGCAATATTCGTGCTCGCTATGAAGCTTCTCCTCGTTCCGCCAACGCACAGGCTCTTCGGGAGCTGGCTGATGTCGCCGGCACTCCAGAAGCCGTTGATGTGTTGTGTCTCTGCCTGGATATTGCCGATCAGGATGGCATCGGCGAAGAAGAAGAGGTTGTGCTGAAGAAAATTGCTCAGGCGCTGCAGTTATCTCTGGATGCGTACATCTAATGGCAGAGAAATTAAGGCTGGCCGTCGTCGCCATTCTTCTCGTGCTGGTCGTGCTGGTGGACTTCACTGGCAAACTGATGTCTATCGCGGCAGATGGCGTGTTGGTTGGATTGGCTACCTACTTTGCCCAACCTCTACTTAAAAAATCGAAGTGATCGCCGAGGGCCACCTGGCCCTCGATTCTTCTGGTTTAACCGTTATGACGCGTTTGCCCCCCTCTTCTGAATTGTCAGAATAAAGCCACCAAGAAAACAAATTATTTTAACAAGTAAGGAAAAACACATGTGTGATAAATGCACCGCCGCTAACGCTGAAGTAAAGAAGATCATTAATGAAGTCGGGGCTAAAAAACTCGTAGGGATGCTTGATTCTATAACTGGTCATGGTGACGCTCATCCGCTGGAACGCATCATGGCCATCGTCCAGGTCATGGACTTATTTGACGAACCAATGAAAATCCTGATGCTTGCTCGTCACTTTGGCGGGGCGTATGTGGAAGAGCATGAACGTGCCAATAAACTGCAGGCAACTCTGGACATGATGAGCGAACCAAAATGCGCGCCGGCGCCAGATCTCTCCGGAGACAATATCGGCATTGAAAGCAAAGAGCGGGAGATCGCCAGCCTTAAGTCTTCTTTAGGCATGTTAATTACCGCCTTTAAACTAATGGCAACCCATAACGGGTTCAAAATGCCAGAGCTAACCGGCGATGAACATCCCGCTGCTATTCGCCAGCTGCTTGGTGCGATGGCGGATAATATGGATGAAGCGAAGAGCCGTATCGAAGACATGATGCGAGAACTTGCCCATCGCCACGATCTAAATGACCAGCCGCACAAGATGCAGCAAGTCAGCCACTGAACCTGAAATAGCAAGGGGGCGAGAGCCCCCTTCCCCTCCTCCGTAGCCCTCTGTATAGATCTTTTACGCCTTTTCTTGTCTGAGATAATAAAACCAACAAGAAAACAAATTGTTTATATGGTGAAATTATGAGTACAGCGCTTTCTGTCCTTGAGTCTTTTGCTTCGAACACCGGTATCGACCACAGCAAAGAGATGAACGTCATCCATGACATCGTGGCCGAGTGCGAGAAAGAGATTGCGTTCATGCACCAGGTTCACGACTTCGTTTATGGCGATGAGCGTCACAATATGATTAACCGCCTGCTTCGACTCAACCACCGGCCGGATGACGAACGCACTCGTTTCAACAGATCCTGGCTGGATAAGGTCGATCTTGAGTGGGTGAAGCAGAATATCTGGGCCGAATACTGGAAGAAGGTCACGGATATGACAAACGTTCTGCTGATCATGCCAGCTTCCCGCCGAGATGAATGGCGCGAACAGTTCATAGAAGGCAAGCAGGAAACCATCAAGACTGACAGAACCGGCTACCAGATGAAGGTTAAGGAGTTCGTTGGCGTACCTGAGTTCAAAGCAGAGACGGTCATCCCCACGATGGTCAATCTGCTGAATGACAGGCATAAATATCTCTCTGAGCGCGTGTACGGTTTGTTTAAGGCGCTGAGCCCTGCGCACAAGACCAATAAAACGAACGGCTTTAGCGAGCGGCTGATCATCGCCAGCTGCATTTCAGAGTTCTGGCGGGATAGTGTCAGCGTGAACTATCGGAAAGAGGATTACATCGATGACCTGCGCGTAATGCTGCATTTCTTTGCGCATAAGGAGTTCATCACCATTAACCGCACAACAGAGATGCTATCGGCTGCGTACCGGGCAAATGATTGCCAGACGGGTGATTGGATCAACGTGGATGGTAACCTCATGCGCGTGAAAATGTTCAAGAACGGTAATGTGCATTTTGAGATCCACCCAGATGTTGCCTGGAAGCTTAATGAGGTGCTGGCGTACAGTATGCCGGCCGCTATACCAGCCCCCTGCCGAACAGCCCCAAAAACCAGAGCTCCTAAGGAGTTTGGCCTCATTCAAAAGACCATCTCTGAGCCCGTTCGATCCACTTTACGTGACGGGCGATTCAGCAAAGACAAGGGGGTTTGGTACTTCTCTGATTCCAGTCTCCAGAAGTCGCAGGTTGAAGAATTGGAGCGCACATTGAGCTTCATTGGCGGCGTACAGGATAAAAAGCACTGGCAGTTCCCGTATGAGATCGGTCAAACACTCAATACGATTGTGGCGACAGGTTTGATCCCGGATGCAAAATCACATCAGTTCTACCCTACCCCTCGCGTAATCGCGGAATACGTGGCCAAGGTCGTTGACTTGAAATCTGGCGAAACATTGCTGGAGCCGGAAGCTGGTCGCGGAGATCTGCTTACGTTTATTGAGGCGAATCCTGAGGACGTGACCTGTATTGAGGTTGCGCCGCTATTTGCTGACATCCTTCTTGGAAAAGGCTACGTGAACACAGTCTGCTGTGACTTCATGAAGTGGTCTGCTGACAATGAAGGATACCTCTTCGACAAGATAGTCATGAATCCACCCTACTCTCTCGGGCGCCACAAAGAACACACGCTGGCTGGGCTGGGACATCTGAAAGTCGGTGGGCGCCTTGTTGCTGTTTTGCCGGGGGACTCACCAACACTGAACTGGATGATGCTGGATAATTTCGTCTACGCCAAAGGTAAGTCGTTCACAGGCGAGTTTGATGACACGGGGATAACTGTCAGCGTGTATGTCTTCAAACGCACAAAATAATAGGTAACTACATACTTATTTTATGTAGGAATAATGACGCGCTACTTAGAGGGAAAAACACATGGAAAGCAGGAATAAAGACACTTCTATGGATATACAGGCTGTATTACCGATGAGCACGGACACGCCTTTCAGACTTTGCCTTAAGGGCAACAACCAAACCGCTGTGGGCACGATTATTGTCGATAAGGGTAAGGTCTCATTTGAAGGCGACGCCGACGAATCAGCGCTGATTTTTATTGAGTACCTGGTGCGTCGAACTAGTCAGCAGTGGGCAGAGCTGGAGAAACGCGCCAGACATTATGATGAGTTTATGAATGTCATAGAGGCTGCGCGTGCCGCTCTTGCTGCTGGCACTCCTGTAGATCTGGAGTCTTTGTTTAACGGAGAGCTGGCCTCTGCCATGTTCGCCACCATGTTAGCCGGCGAATTTGTTCGACACGGTGCAAAAAACTATCTGGAATTGAGCTACGACGTTCCTGAACTTGGATATTTCACTGTTACGACTCAACGTAAGGGGTGCAAAACGCCAGGCGATCGCATCGCAGAGCTGGAGGCTGTAGTCGACCAACGCAATGGAGAATGCGTGCGGCTTATGAAAGAGCGCGACGAACTGCTCAGTGATCAGCTAACCAAAGGCTCAAACATTCGCGCGGCAGCCGACGTTTACTTTCAACTCATGGAAGAGTGCCAAATACCGCCAGGCGGATCTCTCGTTGAGTATGTGCGTGAGCTTGAAGAACAGGTCAAGACACTGCAGCGGCAAAACCTACACGCCACCGCATCATGATGAGGTCGTAACTGGTTTCACCAATTTAAGGCTATATCAATAGCCTTAAACAACTTGTTTTCTGCCTTTTCTTATCTGTGAAAATAAATAAGTTAAGTAAACAATGGAGATAAGAATGTCGAGTGTATCTAAAGCTTTCATGTTTGCTGCCGGCGCTCATGGCGGTGTTGGTCAGAAACGGAAATATACAGGTGAGGATTACATCCACCATCCAGACTCAGTCCGATCAATAGTTGCCTGGTATGGCGGTACTGTTGAGATGCAGATTGCAGCATTACTGCATGACGTAGTGGAAGATACCCATGTAACCATTGAGATGGTTCGGGAACACTTCGGTGAGCGTGTCGCTGAAATGGTGCTGGCCCTCACCAATATAGCCAAACCAGAAGACGGAAATCGGGTGCAACGTTTCGTTATTAACGTTCTGGAGCTGTCACAAAGCCTTGATATGCAGACACGCATGATAAAGCTGGCTGATCTGCTGGATAACACGTCGTCTATCGTCGACCGCGATCCTGAGTTTTCGGCTATCTATCTCGCTGAAAAAGAGTTAATGCTCAAGGTCCTATTTGAGAATAAGGAAATTGGCGCCGACGAGCGTGTCGTTGACCTTCTGGAGAAAAAAGGTATCGAGCATGCATTACTGATTAAAGCTCGTGATGTGGTAGTGGAAGGTATAGCCAGTCTTCAGCCAGTACACATGAAACGTTTTGAAAAGCACAAGGCGCTGATTTGGGGCGCATGGGAGAGCGCATGAAAGTAGAACGAATGGACGTTATGGCTTTCACTATTACCGACGTCGATCGCCTCGACCCAATCAGGGTGATGATTGAAAACTACGAGCCCGGAAAGGGCCGTATCACAATCACCTGCTTCGGCAAGGCATGGACAGCTGCCTGGTTCGCCATGGGTGGTGATTCTGTTCAGGCCTTTATTAAGCGCGTTAGCAATGACTATCTGATTGGTTGCTTAGATCCTCAACTTGAAAGCTCGGTTGACGACGATAACGAAGCAAATCTAGCGTTCGTTAAGGCACATATCATTAAGCTTCGTCGCGAACGGGAACTTGATGCTGAGAAAGCTCGCGAAATGTGGAATGAAGCCGAAAATGCTGATGACGTTAAGGCATGTTGCTGCGACTACGGCATTGGTAATGAGCTTTTGGAGCTTTTTGGCGACGACCCATGTTACGCACGATGGCCTTCTGTGCCTAACCCGAATTATCAATACCTCGATCGCATCCTGAATGCCGTTCGTACAGGGTTGATGGAAATGGGGTGCGTAGCATGAATATCAACGAACTTGCGCTGCGTATGCGCGCGGCAGCAAAGAATGCCGCAGATAATTTCCACCCAAATATGCTTGTCCAGACTCGTGACATCATCACTCTGGTAGAGGCGCTGGAGAAGGCGAAGACCAAATCAGATGTATACGACATGCTTAGGGATGACTACGGTTTGCGAGAAAAAGGTGTCGGACTTGTAGAATTCGTTGACTGGCAGGCTAATCGCATCGCCGAGCTGGGGGGCGGCACCGTGAAGCTTCCGCTACCATCGTGTACTTACGCTGACCACAGCTATCCGGCATACTCAAAGCGCCAGGTTATCTCTCTTCTGGAGTCACTGGGCATCACAGTCGTTGAGGGGGATGTATGACCAAATCAACCATAACCAGAAATGAGCTTAACGAAGTGATTACCACATACGGAAAGAGCCACCTCGCACATCGAATGGCCACTGTATTGTTGGCCGCAATGGACAACGTGCCTGGTAAGATCATCGAAGTCAATGTCGGCGGCAATACTTGGGTGCAATGCTCTGAGAAAGCCTTCGAGAATGCAAAATCCAAAGGGGAGCTCACACGAGTACTTTATGAGTATCCATCGGCAGCTGTTTTCTTGAAAGGTTAACAGTGATAAGGCCATTATTATGGCCTTAAATAATTTGTTTTCACCAATAAGTTATTACCACCACCGTCAAACTTGACCGCATTTCATCAAAGAACTACTGTTTAAATGTACAGTATTTGGGGTGATCAAAATGGGCGGAAAAGACACCAGTTATCAGATCGTCTACAGAGGCGAGACACTTAAACATTTCAAACCTGGCCAGTGCGTCTTTTTCCAGCGAGAGAGACAGTATGGTGGCGGCTATTGGTTGGGCAAGACACATGTGGACGGTTTTGAGTTCCTGCTCGAAGAACCAACTTCTCTAAGAGAGGGGATGTTGTTTCTGCTCACTCTTGCAAAGGTGGAAGCCAGACACATGGAGTTCGTCGATTTCGATGACTTCAATTTAACGTAGTCACTGCTTGGGACAGACTATGTGCAACAGCAAAGTTGAAATGTCCGCTTTGAGCGAAGAGCGGATATTCAGACCGACTGATAGCTGATTTTGAGTTGCCAAAAAGAGCGCTCCTATTCAGTACAAAAAAGATGGTAATGTTTCATAAAATCTCTTAGACCTTGCAGGAATGGTTTTGAAATGAATGGATCTTGTTTGTGTGGAACAATTGAATTTGAACTTACTCATAAACCAGCAGTGTTTTATCGTTGTCATTGCTCGCTTTGCAGAAAGCAGAGCGGTGTGGGTTACAATCTCGCCACACTAGTCAAAGACAGTGAGTTTCGCTGGATTAAAGGGGAAAACTGCATTGCTTCATGGTCTAAGCCAACGGGGTACCGTACAGATTTTTGCAATGTATGTGGCTCAACTGTGCCTAACAGTCTGCGAGACGTACCTTATGTCTGGGTTCCTGTTGGTTTAATTGACGAACGTCTTGAAATGGAATGTGCAGGAGACTTCTGCACTGATGATGCAATGCCCTGGGATGAAACCCGCTCACCTAGTTGTCACGCTGGACCTGTCGAGTCGCTAGCCTCGCTTTTAAAGTACCTGAAACTCAATTCCTGAGCGTCAGCATTTGGCACGAAGCGGACATTTCAGCTTTGCCTTGCTCCGGACATCTGAACTTAGCTTTGGCATTATGCGCCTGATTATCGCCATAACAGTATCGAGGCAGTCGCACTGCCTCAAACAAAATGTTTTCTACCTTTTCTCATCGCTGATAATAACTAACACAAGGAAACAATTAGTTAAAAGAGTTAAGTAATGTTGAAAATCACTGAAGCCTACAAGACAGCTGTTATCAGCACCGCACACGTTACCGCGGAAGACTCCGAACAGTTGCCAATTGCCTGTTTTGACCCAATCACCGATCGCGGTCTTAACTGGGTACACGGCACAGAATATGGTTGGATTGTTCGTGCCGGAATGCGTGACAATAGCTGGGCAGATGAAATGCGTACATTCAACATCTCCGAAGCGGCGATCGCCAATATCAAGATGATACTGGATGCCGGTTACGACGTGGTTCACTTTGATCGTGATGCCGAGCTGGTGGATGGAATGCCAGCCTGGGACTGGTGACTTAGTGCCTCCTAATAGTGGAGGCACCAAGTTTGATATTAGAATGATTCCGGTGAAGGGAAGTCTTGATAACCAGCATACATGACGCTGCCAACGTAATTTACATGTCGGGCAATGGCGCCAGAGTTTAGTGGGCTAAATCCGGCGACCCGATAATTTCTCTTTTGAAGACAGGTTATTAAGCGGTTTTGATCCATCAATTCACCTAGATAACGCCCATCACTGCCATAGATGTCATTATCTATCAATTGACCAACATGCCTACCACTGTAGGTATAAAGATTATTGTGGCTGATGTAACCAAAGAAGTAACCTCGCCAGGTCCAAACGGTAGTCATAGTTGCAGTCTCTATAAACGGAGTGGGTGATAACTATATTGACATTGTGGCTATTTTTTTCATCAAAAATGCTAATTTCTATAAGAACTCGTTGATCGCCCTTCTTCCCTACCCTCCAACCTCATACACTCCAGGCGCGGCAAGGCTTTTACGCACATAACACCCACAAGAAAACAAATAAATAACACATCAATGAAAAGTCAACGCTTTACCCTGATTTGGTCTCGAAAGTTGACGTTTTGCCATGCCACTTCTTATATCCGTTAAGAAGCGTACCAGAGACCAACACCCTGCGACGAAAACGCCAAAAACGACTCCTGATACAACAACAAAACAGACACGCTCAGAATGGCTCTCGTTGCGTTTAATGAGGATATAAACAAATTGTTTTAGGCAATAAGAAAACAACAAAACAAGATAACGAAGAAAAGGAACTGCCATTACCCCACACCCAGGCAATACCCACCTCTTCCTGCCAGGCTACCGAAAAGACCAACCTCATTGCCCCAGGCTACCGACCCCATGAAGCAAACCTCGACCACCACCAAAAAGCGGCGAGAGAAAGGCAATTTCTCTGAACGCCATTCCCCAATACACGGAAGAGAATACCCGGGAAGAAACTCCAGACAAGACCAGGCCAGAACAGTCCCCGGCGCCATCTCGTTTACCCACTCTTACCCCGAAAGATAACGCAAATTCCTGATAAGCAGGGAACGCCATTACTTCACATGCGGAGAACGACAACAGACCAGAAACCACATCACCCACACTTCCACCTCTCAAGGTAAACGAAAGGAAAAGCGCACACGCCATTACTCCATACACAGAGAAGAACTATCCCCACAACGAAGAATACAGACCAGAGGAAAACCACAAGACAACCACCTCTACAACATCTGCAAAACCACTTACCGGCAGAGAGAAGAAAGTTGCCTTTTCTCCCATACGAATGGTCACCGTATAGAGCGCTAATAAGAGAGATACGAGTCCCCATAAGAGAGGTTATTCGAGTCAGGAAAGAGCACAGATATAAGACAGAGGGGATGGAGGGGGATCGCTCCCTTTCCCGTATTTATTCAAGTCCTGATTTTATCCCCCGTAACATCCCTGCGGTCGAATGAGTGAAAGGGCCACCGCGAAAATCTATCGGGAGCGTCCCCGCAGGGAAAAGGCTGGCTGCCTGAGTAGAAACGGCTGGAGATTTTTCGGGAAACGGCTGGGTTCCCGTCATGGAAAGGGTTCGTGCCGGTATAGAGGCAAAATGCCGCGGGGACGGCTGATTCCCTGGCGGTATACCGTTGTTTGGTGCGCGGGTGGCTTTCTTCCCGCTGCGCGCAGCTACTGATACGTATTCTGCCAGAGCGTTCGAGGGTCACAAGCTGTTTCAGTAGGTTTCCGGGAAGAGGAAAATACTGCTCACCAGCCCTGCGGTGCGCGTTGAGAAGAATAATGTAAAATGTGCTCCCGATACGCTCCCGGATACTCACTGCTTTTCCAGTTCTCCCCGATACAAAATGCTTTTTCGACTATGTCTTATTGCGATAATAACACCAACAAGAAAACAACGTGTTTAGACAAAGGAGAAAAACATGTACAAGCATTTGAACATCAGCATCACCCTTTGCGGAGAAGAGACATTTACTGACGAACTCCAGATCTCTCTGGATGACGTTATCCACTCTGCGGATGTCGCTGGGCGCATTGGTACGCTGATTGGCGAAGGGTATCGCGAGGGCACGTTTGATTTTCATATCGAGGACAACGCAATGTCCGTCGCGTGGAACTGCACCACGTCAGAGTCCAGATAAAGGAGAGAGACAATGGATATGCCTGTGATTGTGGAAGTATGGAGCGTGGACTCGCTGGCTGAGTGTCTTGATGGCGTAGGGCCAGCACTGACCCGTAAATTATGGTCGTTTGTACCAGCTGAGGGAGAGTCACCCAAAGGGAAGGACGTGTGGCACCTGCTGACTGATGAAGAGAAGCGGGAGCTGGTGGCCGCAGTGAAAGAGGAGTTCCCTGACGAAGATTAACCACGGCCACCAGCAGGTGGCTTTTTAATGAATGTGGCCTGCGGCCAGCGGAATGCCGGAACGCTTCGCTTGGTGGCCGTTTTCACACTGGTATTATTTACACCAACAAGAAAACAAGTTGTTTACGGAGTGTGTAATGAATACCGAGATGATTTTGAAACTGGATAAACTCCAGCCTCGCAAAGACAAACCTGCAGTACTCGGTTCGATCACTTTACTGGACATTGTGGCCAACGGCACAGCCATCCGACTTTTCAAAGAGATCGTTGTCGTCTACGGCGAAACTTCTCGCAAGCGCATCGTAATGAACGTCCGGCGCCATAGTGGGAAAGGGTGGGTGGCTAAACAAGTTATCTGGCCGGAGTCAGATCTGGAGTTGGCTTTACTGGAAGTTAACAAGGTCGCCCAGCAGGAAATTCAACGCGCAACAACCCTCGCCATAGCATAGTCATGTGCAACACAGATTAGTCGAATTTACGACAGCCCCGTTGATCCTTCGGGGCTTTTTTGTATTGTAAGTACTTACCTACGGCGATAGTATTACGACGCATTTACATGGAGGTAAAAATGAGTTTGACCAAAGAAGATTTAGTATTTGACCTTTACTACGCATCCAGCACTGACGAAGAAGGCAATAAACTGGCCCAGCTGACCGTTCAGTTCCGTGATGCATCGGCTGTTCCGCATGTGACCACCCAGCTGGCCCGCACAACTCTTAAGCGAGATCGCTCGAAGGTTTATGCCGTCGGCGAGCAATCCGTGAAAAATGGTTCGGACACTCTGCTGGCCGCCATTGAAGCCTATTATCGAACAGACCCGAAGACCATTTTCGAAAACCTGATGGCACAGGTTCAGGATATGATCGAGGGCAACCTGGGCGCCAACAATACCTGGGTTGGTTCATACGGCATCACCATTGTGTCTGGCGGCTCTCTGGAAGAGTATCTGCCGGAGTCCGTCTACAACGTCCAGTAAACCAGCCAATGGCGCGTAACCCGCGCCATTTTTCCCAACCCGTAAACAAGTTGTTTTATGCCTCTCCTGCGTTGCGATAATAACACCAACAAGAAAATAAGTTATTAACGCAGTGAGGAAACGCACATGACCGATTTCACCATCTCCCCGAAAGCAGAAAACGTATGGCTGGAATCCTGGCTTGACCTGTCGCCGGCCGAGCAGAAAGAAATGGATCACGTCGAACCGGACGAACAAACCAGCTCCCGCTTCTTCCATTATCAGGATAGCGTTTATGACATTGCCGATTTCATGCGCGATGACCGCTTCCCGGAATGGCACGCCGGCTATCCACTGAATGCCTTCGCTATGCTGATGATCCGCGTGACAGATTCAGGCGACGCCATCGACATCGGATTACTTCATTGAGAGAGAAGAGCCACCAGCATCGGTGGCCCTAAATTTCCACCTGCTTTCCCGCAGGCTAAAAACACCCACCTCTTACCGCCAGGCTACCGAAACACCCACCGACTTCCCGACGGCCACCAGCTACCGAAACAGAACGCTTGGACGCCTCACACCCACTGCGATAATTAAACCAACGAGAAAACAAGTTGTTTAAAGGATTACCACAATGAACTATATCGCTACTGTAAACACTCCCGTGCATGGCACTATCTCTGTCACATACTCCGACATTGAAAAGAACATCCTTGGCGCCTGGCGCCAAGGAGAGACCATCCAGCTGTCCGTGAAAGAGAAGCAGCAGATCGCCAACGACATCATTTGCAACCGTCGATTCACGCGGGTATTTGAGAAAGCGTATGTGGTAAATTCTGGGTTTGGAACATTTGTCTTCCCGGTGCGCTCCGGGCGATTCTGCCAGTCCAAGCTGACTGAGTTTGCCTCGCAGATCGCTATCTGGATTAAGACTCAATCGTCCTTCGATTTTAGCGATGATGAAGCAATAGCGCAGGGTATGCGGATCGCCAACAATGCAATTAAATGCAAAAACATCACGTATGCCGCTGGCGTTGACTCATGGAAACTGTTTTGCGCTAACTTTATGCTGAATGTATACGCCAGCAATCGGATTCACATACTGGCTGGCAAGTAAGAGGGGAGGGGGCTGGAAACGCCCCTTTCTTTCCGTCCACCAGCTCCCGCAGGGAAATTCATAAACGGCCAGAGGGCTGTCAGGGGAACCGAAGGGAAACGGTCAGGAAATTTTCGGGAAACGGCTGGGTTTGCCTTTATGTAGAAAACAGAGCGGGAGAAGCCCAGAATCGCGCCAGAAATTGCGTAGCGGCGCTGGGGTAACGCTGGTGGAGTTTCAGCCCCTGAGCCATCCAGATAGCTTTCGCTATGTGATTATGTGAATCCGTGGGTAAACCACTGCAAGCGCGGATCACGTCGCGCCAATGATACGCGAGCGCCCACGGATAGCGCCAACATTGCCAACACGCCCCGAAGGATAGCGCGGATCACGTCACCAGATAACGCCAGACGATCACGCCCACGACACGACAAAATAAGCCACGCGCTAAAACGCTTTTAAACGCGCTATAACGTGTTTTTTACTGTGTGTAATGGGTATGTACTACCACACGTAAAAACGCGTTAAATTGGCGCGTTTATGGCGCTTATTTTTGGTGTGAATGAGTGAACGCCAGATAAAAGATAACGCGCCATTGTTGGCGCGTTATGGTGGGAGTATTGGAAACGAAAAAAGCGCCCATAGTGGGCGCTCGAT